CAACAGCTTGGTACGGCTACCATTACCAGCATCCTGGATGGCCATACGTACGAAGTCGTTCAGCTGCTCCTCAGTGATGACATACTCGTAAACAGTCTTGTCAACCATCTTGGCCTCTGGAGTAGCATCGGGAACAACGGTAGAACCGTCACTCTCCTTCTTCCAGGTAGTACCGCCATCGGTGGTGTAGACCACGGTGTCAACGGCAGATACCTTACAGGTATACAGCAGGTGTCCGTCCTCATCCTCATCCTGAACAGATGCGGTAACAACCTTCTCCTTACCATCGCTGCCGATAACAGTCTTGGGAATCCAGCTACCCAGCTCGATATCTTTACCAGCAAGCCAGTAGATACCGCCAGTGGTATAGACGTTACCATTGTTGCCATAGCGTGTCAGAGACTTGATGCCAAATAGACCACTGCGCTCCATACCGTCACGCATGTCGTCCATGGCAATACGCTCCTGCTTAGAGAAGTCCCAGTCTACGACCTTGGCGCTCATGCGCTCAATGATAGACTCCTCGCACTGCATGATGAAGCGCTGGCAGAACTGCTCACTAGGCTCAGGGAGGTTGTAGTAGCTTGCGGTCTCTACATCCTTCTCACCTGCGGCACGGCCCAGACGTAACATCTTAGCACCTGCGGGAATAGCGGGCAAATCCCAGCGGTTGCTCTGATTTGCATTCTTGATACCATTGACAGCGATGACGATGGGAGAGTTGTACTGGTCACGGCCCAGCACACGTACCATCAGAGGCTTCAAGGTCTCCTGATTGCCTGACTCATCATAACCCATAATCTCTGGGAAGAGGATGGTGTCCATGTAGTCAAATACTGAGTTGTTGGTGGGCTTGATAGAGTGTGCAACGCCGTCGCTGGTCTGAGTGATAGCCTCAGACAGTGTAGTGATAATCGGGCGCTGACCAATCTCATAGTACTTCACCACAATACTCTTAGACTTCTGTGTCTTGGTGGATGCGCGCAGAATCTGGTCGATAGGACACGACTCCAGTTTCATCTCAACAATGTGCTTGTTGATCTGCTTCACGTAGTAGTCATAGTCCTTGATCTGCTGCTCCATAATCTCCTGTGACTGAGTCAGTGTATTGGCACCAGCTACGCCAGTACCAGGGCCACCAGCCAAGTCACCAACAGGGTCTGTGATAGCGGGGTCATCAGCCAAAGCATAGACACTGCCGCTGCCCAGGATGATGGCTGCTGCAGCCACCATGAATCCTAGCCATTTCTTGAACTTTTTCATTTCTTTGGTGTTTGTTAATTATTAATGTGAATTATCTCGCTTCCCTTTGTTAAGGCTTAGAAGTTTTTCATCCTGTTAAGCTGGCTCAGGTACGGGTCTTTCTTCTCCTCAGCAAGGTTTGGGGTAGCGGCTCCACCTCCAAGGTCGGACGGCATATCGTCGCGCTTCTTCTGCTGGCGCTTCAACATGTCAATCTTCTCGTTCTTGCCTCGCTTGTAGCCCTTCTGCTCAGCATCAGCCATACGGACATCATAGTCCTTAATCTTAAACAGACGGAGGAAGTCATCCTTCTTCAGGTCGAAGTTGGCAGCACGGTTGATAAGACCGTTCTCCTTGTCATAAATCCAGTCAATCAAGTCTTTAACTTGCTCCTGCTTGTAGCCTGCCTCGGCAATGGCAGCATCCAGCTCTGCATCCTCGGCTTCTATCTTGGCTTGTGCGGCTGCGCGAACTTTCTCCTCTTCCTCTGCGGCATGCTCTGCGTCCTTCTTGGCCTGCTTGCGTTTAGCCTGACCTTCTTTCAGCTTCTTCTTGGCAGTCTCGTTGTTCTCAATCCAGTCCAGGAAGAAATCCATGTGATTGTCAAACAGATACTCTGTCAGGTCGAAGTCGCTGCCATCAGCGTTCTTACCACTCATCATACCTGCCATCATCTCTGGGGCAAAGTCATTCTCCTGCATGGCCTTGTTGAAACGCTCCATCTTCTGCTTGTCAGCATCGTAGGCTTCAAGGTCACCAAGTATTGCACCTCCCAGAGCCTCATCATCATCAACGTTAAGCTCAGGATTGGCACCCTTATAGCGCTCTGCAAGTCGCTGGCGGCTTGTCAGTTGTGCCTGATTTTTATTTTCTTTTGCCATATTTTTATGCGTGAATTGTTAATTTGTCACAAAAATATAGCATTTTATCGTGGTACTCTTTATAAAATATATATTTTAATTATTATTTTTGCAAACTATTATAGTTGTTAATCATATAAAGTGTAGTTGTTAATGGCAAGACATAAGGCCTCTGTTTCACAAATCTACATAGAGCGCGACAAAAAAGTTCTACCTGAGCTTATACGTCACGCAAAACATCTGGCGACATATCCTACCACAATGAATGCACTATACAAGATTGCTGCTGACCTGCCGACAAAGCGTTTCTACGTAGGCGATGACGCTGCAATATGGTATATGCGAAGACGATTATTCTACAAAAAGACACCTAAGTTCATCAATCCGTACAAACAGCGTCTCTTCGAAGCGCTTTTTGAAGAGGTGACGAAAATGATGAATAGCGAGAAATACAAAACGATAGGATGGAAAAATACAACACTCCTGGCACTGTTGCGTCCTGCGCCGTGTGTGGGCCTCACTCCATCCGTCATAGGAATCCTTACCCGCGAACCAAACAGGAAGAAGAGAAATGAATAAGTTTCGTATCACACTGATAGTCTGCATCTTCATGGCGGCACTCATTCCGAATACTGACGAGCTGGCGGTGTCGGACAATAGTCCGCTTTATACCCATTTCGTATATATCCTAGGACATGACGGTTTCCTGCACTACGCCATCAATGCGTGGTCACTGCTGGTCATGCACAACCTTTTTCGCTGGTACAGGGTATTGACGGCATACCTCTTTGCCGTGCTTGTCTCGTTTGTTGCACTACCTGCACAACCCATGGTTGGTGCATCGGTCTTTACCTGTTTCTTCTTTGGCTTCACGGCTCCCTGGCTGTGGCATAAAGAACGCCTGTTGCTCTGCATGACAGTGGGTCTGCTATTGCTCACCTGTATACTCCCAGGATTTGCTGGCATCCCTCACGTCGCTGCCTTTGCCTTTGGTGTGTTTTTCTCCTATCTGGAGGCATTTATCCGTAATATCCATCATTATCTCAACAGCTAGTGTGTTCGCTGGTTTCATCAGCGAGAAAAGAATATGAGCAAGGAACCTACCATACAGAAGCAGAAAGAGATACCCATGAAGGTGCTGACGCAGATCATCCTCATGGATATCCTGCGTATGAAGAAGCTCCTCACTCCCTACAATCCCATCACAGGAAAGGATGCTCCTGGCAAACGTGTACGGGTGGTCTTGGCCGACTTCCTGCACGGTCAGGAGATGTGGGTACCTGTGGAGATGTTCCGTAGCAAGTTCTTCCGTGCACTGGTCAACTGTGGAACCATCAGCGACTATGTCTCTCGCTATCTCTATGATGAAGACCCAGAGAATGCACGCAAGGCTGTGGTACATCGCCTCATCCGTCTGCGCTGCCGTCATGACTTCTACTTCTTTGCAGGCGCGTATGCACGTATAAAGAATAAGGAGGGTGGCGAGGATATTCCTTTCTACCTGCGTCCTGCTCAGGTGAAGCTGTGCATGGTCTTTGAGAAGCTGCGTCTGGAAGGAAAGTCCATACGTGTCATTCTCTTGAAGTGTCGCCAGTGGGGTGGTTCCACCCTGACGGATATCTACATGGCGTGGATTATGCTCTTCTGGAAGACTCACTGGAACTGCAACATCGTGGGTCACCAGTCTACGTCGGCCATCAACGTGTTCAACATGTACGAGCGCCTGATTAATGCACTGCCAGGATGGTTGTTCTTTGATATCGGGGAACCAATGCCTGAGGATTTCAAGAAAATCAAGGGCGACAAGAATCCGAATATCAAGTATCTGGCTCCTCGCAACTGCATGATACAGACTGGCTCAGCACTCAATCCTGAGTCGGCACGTTCCTCTGACGTGGCCATGGCCCATATCACAGAGGAAGCGTTCTTCCCGAATACAGAGAAGTGGACTCCTGCTCAGGTGGTGAAGTCAGTGGTGTCACCTATCGGCAACCAGCCCTACACCTTTATTGTCCGTGAGTCCACACCGAATGGCATGGAGAATGAGTACCATGACGAATGGGTGCGTGCCAACAGCAAGGATAAAGAGGGAAAACCGCTGTCATCCTACCTGCCAGTCTTCGTGGCGTGGTTTGAGATTGAGTCATACATCAAGCCTTTCAAGGATGACGATGAACGCGCAGACTTCGCCATCTGGCTCTGGCGCCATCGCAAAGATGATACGGGCTATGGTGCTTACTTCTGGCATCTGTATGAGATAGGCGCTTCGCTGGAGGGTATCAACTGGTACATTGAGAAGCTGAAAGACTACGCCTCTATCGAGGATATGCAACAGGAATATCCGTCGGATGCTATCGAGGCGTTCAAATACTCAGGTAAGGCAGTCTTCGACATTTATAAGGTGGAACAGCTGCGTGCCGACTGCTGCGATCCTATCTTCATCGGCGACATCGAAGGTGACAGCTACGACCCCACCAAGGAGGCTATCGCTCCCAGTGTGTCTGGCGGTTCCGTCCCCAGAACCAAGAAGTACGAGAAGTACGCCTGCATGCAAAACCTCAGACTGGTACAACAGCCGAATGGATTCCTGCGGGTGTGGGACTACCCGGACTTCTCAGAGACTGTCAAGCATCGCTACCTGATAGCAGTGGATATCGGTGGCTCCCACAAAACTTCCGACTGGTCAAGCATCGTAGTCTTTGACCGCTACGATGTCATGTACGGCGGCTATCCTGCCGTGGTAGCAGAGTGGCATGGTCACTGTAATCCAGACCAGCTGGCTATGAAGTGTGCTCAGCTGGCCCACTTCTATCAGGATGCTTTCCTAGTGGTGGAGAATAACACTGCCTACTCAAAGATGAATGATACTGACGGCGATGTGTCTGAGCTGTTCTTCCCTATCCTTGTGCCACTGTATGACAATCTCTACAACAGCAATCACTCCAAGAAGCTGAAGCATCGCCAGAAGGAAATGACGTGGGGTTTCAATACCAATACCGCTACCAAGGTGGCCATCGTCCAGAACCTTGTCAGTATCATCCGTGACCGTAAGTACCTGGAACGTGAAGAAGAGTGTCTGAACGAATATGCCTACTACATGCAATATCCCAATGGTAAGTACGGCAACGTGCCAGGAAAGCATGATGACCGTGTCATGTCCCGTGGCATTGGCCTGCTCGTAGAGAAAGAAATGCCACTACCAGAAATCGTAGTCCAAAAGACTGCCGAAGAGGTGGCCCGTGAAAAGCTACGTAAGAAGAAACCTGTCGCTCCAGAACTTATTAACGTATAACAATATGAAAAAATCTATCAAACATTCCATCCTCAACATCCTGTTCGCATGCTACGAACCAGTGATCACCCGTATTGAGAAGTTTCGTGCTACGATGATGTGGCGCGACGGTGTCAAACAATGCATTAAGATGTACAAAGAACTGGCATCGCCTCGCGTCTACCTGTTCTACGACCAGAAGCATATGGTATGGGCACCGATGACCTACGAACCCAACAAAGGTCTCAAACCGTCACTGCGCATACTCCGTCGCATGGGCAAGGCCCGTGGCGTGGCAAAGATACAGGGTGTAGAAGGAATGAAAGAGTATAGCTTCTACTATACTCCTTCGAAGTGGGGTGCTCTTGGTTGTGACGAAGACAACCGTGTGCGCACTGAAAAGCTAGCAAAGTGGATTGCGTACTACATGACGCACCTGTCAGAACCTATGCGGAAGTGCCAGGCGTTCCGATCGTCGGCATCAGGCTCCCACCGTCGCCAGAATTACTAATCGTATCGGAACCATTCTGTCGGCTGGCAACACCTGGGGCCGTTCCTGTCGGGGCGGCTCCGGCCTGCGCCTGCATCTGTGCCAGCTGCATTTTCTCCTGATGGTGCTCCTCGGCCATGCGCTTCAGGCGGGCAGTATCTCCGAAATCAGCGGCATCCAGCATCTGTACAAAGGCTATCTCGTCCTTCTCGTAGGCTTGGTATGCCAGCTCCTTCAGGTCTTCACGGATGACGGCGCTGTTCATATCCAGCGTCAGTGTCAGGTCACACTCAATGTCGCCCATGGTCTCAGGATTGAAGTACTTCCAGACATCCTCACCCGTAATCTGTACGCTGCGGTGGCTGTCGTAGAAGCATTGAATAATCCATACCTGCTTCTTGGCTACTCTGAGCTTGAAGTTGTTATATGACATCACGTAGTCGGCAATACCTGTGGCGCTGGCTTGCTGCTCTGCCATATAGCGACGGGCACTGGTTCCTGCGGTAGGCGCTGCTCCCTGCAAGGCACTCTGCACATTCGACTGCTGCTGTACCAAATCTTTGTCACGATTAAGTATCAGGTCAATACCTGCTGGCAGACTCTTGTTCTGCAAGGCTTGCGGCGGGTTGCCACCTTTCTTGGAGCTGTAGAGTACTACACCGTCTACCTTGACATAGTTCTCTACCATCTCTTCGATACCCTGTATCTCACCAAAGGACTCCTCATCAATAGCCAGAGCACCCTTGGCACTGTTCATCAGGATAAAGTCCAGCAGGATATTGTCGTGGTTGTACTGGCGCTGCTTGTCAATGATACGGTCTTCAAACGAGCGTATCTCTCCTCTCATGCCGTATGCCAGGAATACGTACGGATGGAAATAGAACGAATAACCGTCACGCTGCACCTTATACGGGCTGACACCTTCCTCCAGCAGATAGCCATTGGGGGAGATAAAGCGGTAGTACCACATCTCTTCAATGCGTGGCTCATACTCTATCAGCTCCAACTCTTCAACAGGAACGTAATAGGTGGGGTTGCCTGCCTCGTCAAGGATGGGCACGCCGTTGGCATCCCTGCGGATATTATCCAGACGGCGCTGGTTGTTCTCAGCATCAATGGCTTTCTTATCTGCCAGCGGACGGAAACCACAGGTAGCATTCAGTCTGTCATGACACCACAATGCTCTGTTATACTCCTTGCGCCAGATCTCAATGACTCTGTACTTACCCATCACGGACGGATGCAAGAAGTCCCAGATGCGGTCGCTCTGGTTCATGCCAGTATCGTTATGGCCTGTCAGCGGCTGTTCACTGGCTGCTGCGGTATAGATATCTGTCAGCTTCTTCTCATCGCCAGGCTTGCGATAGAACTGTGTCAGCATCTGTGGCCATGTGAGGTCGTGGGCCTCAGCGATAAACTCCAGCTCCTCCAGGTCGCTGCTCTGGAAAGGTGGCAGTGCCAGCAGGAACGGGTCAACAGTATCGACATATACATCTTCCCTGCCGTTGCGAAATGCCCAGTGGGGCTTCATACAGGTAAATCCCAAGCTGGTATGGCCTTCAAAACCTTCAGCATGCTTCTCAGACATGTTGTTGGTATTGTCGTTCTTACGCAAAAACTCACTGAAGATAAGAGCGTAGTCACCTTCATTGGCATCGGTATTCTTCACCTTTGCCGACATGTACTGATTACGCATATAACCCTTGATAGACACCATCTTGTCAGTGATAATATCACTGGATAGCGGGGCCATACCCTTCATCTCCATATAGTCATGCACCGTCATAGTCATACCATTATAGACCACGGTATCGTTCAACTGCCTACCCATATAGTAGTCAATGTCCCTGATGAACTTCTTGTGCAAGTCATGCATCTGACTATGATAGTAGTTGGCTATCTGCACCATCTGCAGATATTCCGCGCTGTTATTGAAGCGCTCATGGTTGTAGCCCTTGCTACTATTCACGCCCTGTTCTTCAGTACGTGTAGCATCGTTATACATTCTGCCCATTGCTTGTCTGATTTTTATTTTGCGCAAAAATAAGAAAGATTACATACGTGCGCGTTATAAAATGTATATCATATATATTTTATAATCTTTTATCCGTTCATCATTGCTATCTTTGCCACAAATAAACAGTGCGGCGTGGTTCTGTCATGCCGATAAAAAACATAAGCAATATGGCAAAGAAAGTAAAAATCATGGAAGCGTGCGTCATCACTACCGATGACAAAGGACAGCGCACACTCGTTGGCAATGCTAAGGAGGCTCTTACCACGCTTACGAAGAACAAAATCGACGTAACCATCTGCCTGGAGAATACCAGCAAGGAGGATGCTGAGAAGTTCCTGAAGGATAATAACGTACCCTATAAAGAGCTTGCCACTCCCTCTGAGCTGTCAGAGGGTAAGGAGAAGTTTGATGCCTGCGTCATTCCTGACAACAATGTGGTGGTACTCCGCGATGACTGGCAGTGGGCCATGAACAGTGTCGTTGACAAGCTCTTCGACAACAGAGAGAAAGAACCTCAAAAGTCTGAACAGGAAAAGATGGACGAGCGTTTCAAGGACTACAAGCGCTGGGCTGACGAAGCAAACGCTGCACGTAAGAAAAAGAGTGGCGATAACGTCATTGCTTAATCACTGTGTGTCGTGGCTCCGTCACGGCAATTAAAATATCATCACCATGCCAAAGTTAACAGTCACCATCCGACGTAGCAATATCTACCATATCGCAGAGGGTATCAGCACAACGATCTCCCTGCATAATGGTGGTACACCTACCTTCGAACAGCTGTGGGCCTCTCCTGACGAAGCAAAGAAGCTGGATATATACTACCGTGAAGCTATCAGCGACCTGGAGCGCCAGCTGACGGTATGGATTAAGGAGACCTCTGCACAGTTCAATCTCACTCAGGATGGCACAGACTATACGCTGGCTCTGCACATGAGCCGCTTCTGGCCAACACGCCTGGAAGGATTGTTAGACAACAAGCTACAGGACTATCTGGTACATGCTGTCACTGCGGGATGGCTTAACGACTTTGCAGGACTGGAAATCAAGCAGGACTATCAGGCCATGGCGGGCCAAGACCTGCAGGACATCCGTTCCATCATCTGCAAGCGGGAATACGATTTCCATGGTGACGAGCGCCAGACAAACACAGACAAAGGCAGAAACGACATTCAGGCTGCTGAGCGCACAGCAGAAACAGAGAAAGACGGGCCACTCTTCCGTCCTGAGGTAGGCTTGCGTCGTGCTGACAACGTCCAGAAGACGGACAATGACAACACGCCACCCTACTGCCGTCCGAAGAACCTGCGCCACCGCGACAACGACATCGTGGATACTCGTAGCGACTATACGGACTGGAGTGGTACAGGCATCGCCTACAGAGATCAGCGTCCTGCATGCGCTCCCGTTCCTCCTCCGTGCCCTCCTCCACCTCCAAGGAAGAAAGACCCACGAATCCCAGACAATCCCACTCACCCCAACTATCCTCCCATTCACACCGATGGCATAGACTGGGATGATAGATGCTTATACGACGAAGAAGGTTCTGAAAATTACATCAACAATTAACAACATACTAATATGAACGAGAAGAAAATATCATTGACCTTCAGCTTAGAGGAGGTAACAAACGACGTACTGGTGAAATGCAATCAGATAAGTCAGTCCATCCGCGAAGAAGCTATGGATGATATCAAGGCTAACGTGCTGGGACCAGACAATCCTGAGTCACGCTCTATCATCAACCGTGCCGTCACTGAGGCTTTTGGAGAAGTCAAAGCATTGTGCCAGCGCTATCTGAAACAGGGCCGTACCATTGATGACAATACACTGGAACGTATGGTGCGTAGTGTCACTTACGTCAAGGAACGGGCCAAGGATGCCCAAGGTCACCCACTATACGCCTGCACTGTCAGCGGCGTAGAGACAGAGGTGTACCAGGAAGACCACGTCTGGAAGGATGCCATCACTGGAAACACCGTTGACCCTGACGAGACTCCTCTGCCTATCTTGGTAGACACTGACGAAATCGACACCATTACCTATGAGGAAATTCTTCTGGAGCTGTTTATCCCCAACTTCAACGTAGGTGTCACTGACCACCTGAAGTCAATGATACACAAGTTCGTGGTGGACTACATCATGGCTCGCTTCCTGCAAGACCAGCTGGCAGACAAAGCTGGTGAGTACAAAGGACTGGCCGAAGGTGAAGACCGTTCTCTTATCATTCGCGACCTCAACGCCCGCGAGCGCTTCAACTTTCGCAAACCATCATGGGTATAACAACAGTACTGCCATGACAGAGATAAAAGCTTTCGTGGTGTCGTTCTTCTGTGGCGTATTCACACTGCTGGCACCGATACACAACTTCATGTACGCCATGCTGTTCATCTTCTCGTTGAACTTCATTGCGGGCTTCACTGCCGACTGGATAGACATCAAACGCAAAGACCCAGATGCTAATCCCTGGAACAACAAGAAAGCGCTGATGTTCTTCGTGTGCTGCCTGTTTTTCTTCGTCATCGCTGCCTGCGCATTCATTGTGGGCTATCTGATGGGCGAACAGGAACAGGCCAAGGCTGTAGTACAATATATGTGCTGGATAGCCATCGTGGTCTTTGCCATCAACATCTTCCGCAACCTCAGGAAGGTAGCCCCAAAAGGTACGACGTGGTATCGCTTCTTCGACATCTGCTACTACGTATTGTCAGTACAGTTCATTGAGAAATTACCGTTTGTCAAGAAATACCTTGACGAAAACAAAGAAGAGTATGAAAATAGACCTGCATAGAAAATGGCGCAAAACTGGCTACTCAATAGGTATCCTCTCCATCGACGGCAACCGCATCTGCGAGACGCTGGAAGATCAGGACAGGGGACTGAAAGCAGAACTCTCTCCTGCCACCATCAAACAGCTGAAGGTGAAAGGCGAGACGGCAATACCCGTAGGAACCTATCAGGTAGTGATAACCTACAGTCCGCGTTTCAAGAAGAACCTTCCACTGCTGTTAGGTGTGCCAGGATATGAGGGTGTGCGCATCCATTCTGGCAACCGTGCAAAAGACACAGAAGGATGCATCCTCTGCGGACGTAATACGGCTCCTGGCACTGTCACCGACTCTCGCATCTGGACTGGAGTGGTCATAGCACAAATCGAGAAGGCTATCAAGCAAAACGAGAAAGTAACCATCACCATACACTACTAACCGTTGTACATGGTCAAAATCGCAAGCAGTAATAAATGGTTGATTGTCTTTTTTATATAAAATGAATAGTGTTTATCTTTGTAGAAATTAGTTTAGAGTAGATTGTTTTAGGTTAGTAGTTTTTTATGGTTAACAAGAAAGGATGCCGTCTGTGAAGATAGCATCCTTTTTCTTTCAGTGTGCCTGCTGTCTTTGTCAGCGGGTCTACAGCTTCGCATACTTGTTGATGGCCTCCATCTCTACCTGCTGGTATTCTTCTGACGGCTTCATCTGCATATACACAGCAATCCTGAAGAACCTGTACGGACGACCTGGCATGTAGTTATAGAACCACCTGTTGGATGTCCCCAGACTCTGCCAACTCCGCTGGTCGTTGCTACCAAAGACATACATGGTGGGGGCAACAGCACTGTCAGCATACTGCGTGTATCCTCTGATTACATCCATCGTGTCTGAGAATGTCAGTGTGCGCGTTATGATCAGTCCTGGCACGGTGGGCGTATCAACACCACCAGCATAACCATACGTCTTGTCAAGTATCATCACCTTGCCGTCACCCAACTGCACAAACGGCGACGGATAGCCAGGAATGACGGCTTTGATATTTGGAATAGCCATCGTGCTCCATGCCTCATCTCTGATACTGAAGACCATGGCCACGCCAGCATCCACTGTGCCTTCTGCATTAGCTGCAGGTAATACCACTATCCTCTTCGAAGCATAGTCGTAGAACACACTGCCCTGATTGAACAGCTGTACTGCTGGCGGCATCTGGGCCAACAGCTTGTTGATGGTCTGCTGTGCTACCGTGCCGTTACTGGGGAATGCTGCTACCAGTGTGGGTAACAGGGTGCTCCAGTTTGGTATGGGGCCATCCAGCACCTCCGATATGCTCAGCACGTCACTTTCTACAAACCTCGACAGGTTCCTCTCCGTGGCAAACACTACGCTCTGGTCTAGCTGGCAGATAGTTTTCGGGTTGCTGCATACCTCTCTAGATATGTTGTGGATGGCGCTATACAGTCCTGTGGAGGCCACCTTCATTACCCAAATACCATCCGTAGAGAAAGCTATCAGGTCATGGTCACCAACCTGTCCCTGAGACAACGCTCTGGTAACAGCACCCACTCCTTTAATCTTCCCATTACCCACACTATTACGTCCTTCTACTGGGAAGAAGTACGGGTCATCCACCTCAGATGTCAGTATCTTGTTCGGCATGGGGAATGTATCCATACCAGAAGGAGGATATGGCGCTGGGGCTGTAATATCTCCTGTGAGCTGCGTCTTGTAGAACAGACTTGTAGACACTGCCCCGTTTAAGAAGTTGCAAGGCTCCATAGATAATGTCAACATATAGTTGTCAGTCTTACTATAGTATATCATCATCTTGGTTGCGCGACTGTCAGGATAGTAGAATAAAGCGTTGCACAAGCAATACTCGCGAATGAATCCTCCATAATAGGTGTGGACGTACTTTTTGCCGTCTTCTGTCTCTAGTTCTACATACACATCTTTAACTCTTACAATGTCAAGATAATCCGTGTCGTCTGGACTAAGTGGTATAGGATCTGCCTCGTTGATCATTGTGGCGATATTGAAGCCTTGGAATAGTTGCTCCTGCATGCCAAACAAGTTCAAGCGATGGTTATACACATACATACCACTCTCGCTGCTTATCGGCGTAAGCTTGTTGTGGGTATGGTATTCATCCCTCTCCATCATTTCCTGGGAGGTTAAGGTCAACACAGCATTTTCGTCAATTTCTAAATCAGCAAAAGAACCATCTGTACCTATTGTGTCATTTTTAATATCAAAAGACTTGATTTTGTAAAAAGTCGAGCAGTCCTTCAATCGTTGTGTGTACTCTTCGTCGCTAGCCATCGGAATAGCAAATTCGTATGTCATCGGGGAAGAAGGGTATGCTCTCCCTTCGTCTGCATCATAATCAACCAGATTTGATTTAAACAACGCTGCTTTACTGTCACGAATACCATTATTAGGTATCTCTGGCTTTGCTGACTCTATCAACTCATCTATCTTCTCTCTGGCCATCATGGGTGATACAAAGATGTCAATGGACTTGACAATGTCAGACCAGTCTTCTTTCAGACTGTTCAAGGCAGTATTGCTGACGTCTGTTCCAATTGTAGAATACCTAATGTTTACATTGTTGGGCTTGTATACAAAGCCAAACCCTCTAATAGCAACACTTTGCCCATTAAGTTCGGCAACGCCATTATAGTCTCCACCCAGGTTTGTGACTTCTGTAATTCCACTATGAACGTACTTAACCAAATTTGCAGTATATACTCGATAACTCTTTGGTGATGAAATATTCATAAAGACGGGTGCCGAATGCATTGTTATAGAACCATCATACAAACGGTAACAATAGCGAATAAGAAATGGAGCGTAGAAACGGTCTTTTTCGGCAATCTCATGATTTATCTTATTAACTAGAGCTTTTATGCCCTCAGAAACGGATGACTTGTAACTCTCTTTAATACCAACTTCAGTTCCGTAAGACCATTCTGTGATGGGATCATCTGGGGATGTTCCTTCCCAATAGTCCCAAGCGGTTGATCCCCCTACTTTCCCGACTAAATCTGATAAAGTAAAATCTTCGTCGTGGTTCTCAGACGGTCTAAATTTTAAGTCAAGGAAAGGTATCTGGTTACCAATATACTTATATCCTTCGTCAACACTTTTCCATAGGATATAGTGCACACCACTTTTATTCAGCACTACCAGCGTATTACCTACACTCTCAATGGAGATAACCTCGTCGCCTTCGTCAAAGGTATGAAAAGGAGTACCGCCAGTGGTACCAGCTGTGCCGTCTTCATGATACCAAAACAGGTATGGACGGTTGTAGGCCATTTGCACACCGATAAAGTGCCTGTAACTGGGTGTATCATGTACGTACTTCAGCGTAGAAGCTAGCGTAGAGTCCACCATCTCACCTTGCACTTCGTGTTGCACCATACTACCCTCCAGTACGCTGGGCCTCAGCGCTCCATCATGAAGCTCCACATTGGCACACAGCGCCAGCTCACCATGCGATGCCGACTGCTCATCCTTGTTCAGCGATAACCCCTTGAAACGAATTACTTCCTTTGCCATATCTTTCTGTTTATTCCGCAAAAATATACAATCTACTCATAACCAGTGTGATAAAATATGCAATTAAAAAGTTCTATAATCCTTGCAAGTTTGGAAAGAATTAGCTATCTTTGCACCCAGAAACCTAAAACAAGTATTATGCCATCGAATTTAGATAAAGATAATTCCACTTTCTATATTGCTGCGGATTACGTTCTCAATTGCTCTAAAGAAGATGCGGACATCATCTTCTTGACGGGTAAGGCAGGTACTGGCAAAACCACATTCCTTAAATACATAGCTAAACACATAAAGAATAGAGTCATATTAGCACCAACTGGAATAGCTGCTATTAATGCTGGCGGACAAACCATACATTCGTTTTTTCATTTTAATCCTAATGGAATCTATACGCCAGACAATCCCAACCTGAACCCTCGACATATAAGACATCACTTGGGATTAAGTGACGAAAGGATAAAAACCATTATGAATATGGAACTCTTGATAATTGACGAGGTTTCAATGTTGAGATGTGAAATGATGGATGCGATAGACTGTGCTCTAAAAGTTTATCGTAGAAACACAAAACCATTTGGTGGTATCACCACTTTGCTTATTGGAGATGTATTTCAATTGCCACCTGTGGTTAAAAACCAAGACAATATACTATATAACTTTTATGAAAGCCCTTTCTTTTTCAGCTCTAATGTGTACAAGAATGCGCAAACAGTTTCTTTTGAATTAGAGAAAGTATATAGACAAGAAGACCTGGTGTTTCTTGACGTTCTCAATAATATACGTATCGGCAATTACAACTTGCAAGATATGATGGTTTTAAATTCTCGCGTTGGTCAGAAAGCTAACATTGGTACCATTTGTCTGTACCCGAATAACAACATGGCTTCCGCATTAAACCAGCAGAAGTTTGACGAAATACGCCATCAAGTATATGTATTTGTAGGAACTGTAATAAATGAGTTTAACGTTAGGGAAATGTCAAATGTAAGCGAAATCATAAAGCTTAAAGTTGGTGCTCAGGTCATGCTGATGGTTAATTCGTATACGCCAGATGGGTATTTTGATTACTACAACGGTTCTATCGGGACAATCACGTCAATTGACCCTCAGAAAAGCTGGATAAAAGTAAAGTTGGCAGATAGCGGAAGGGAGGTTCATGTAGATAAATACACATGGAAGAATGTTCAGCAAGTATATGACGAAGAAAAAGAAAAAATTGTTGAAGTTGAAAAAGGATCATTTACTCAGATTCCCGTACGGTTAGCCTGGGCTGTCACCATTCATAAAAGTCAGGGGCTGACATTAAATAGCGTTCAGGTAAATGTTAATAGAACATTTGCCTCAGGACAAACTTATGTAGCGTTAAGCAGGTGTCGCAGTCTTAGCGGTTTATTTCTTGAACAGCCTATAGGATTGGGCACCGTAATAGTTGACCAAAGAGTGGTTAACTATTACAACTCAATTAAAAACGAAATGCGACATGCCTTAGATGAGGTTGACGCTGTAACAAAACTGTACGAAGTTTCCAAATACGAATTTGAAAAAGGGAACGCTATTGCAGCTATTAGTTCTTTTTGCAGAGCACGCAAGAGAAATAATTACATGACGCATCTAATCCATAATCGTTATCTAAGATTGGCGAATATTGCAGTTTCAAAATTCTGGATATACAGAAAAGCGTCTGAATTAGTATCAGATATTAGAGAAAACAATTTACATCTTCAGAAAGAGCTTGACCAATTAGAGGACGAACACGAAGAACTTGAAAGAAATAATACTGAGTTATTGTCTTATAATGAAAGTATGCAAAGACATATAAGAACGTTAGAAAACACCAATACAATTCTAAAGCTTAACAATAATGAAAAAGAGAATGAAATCACCAAACTAAAAGATAGTCTTCACGACATAAAACAGCGTTTTATCGACAAAACAATTGAACTGGATAATTTAAAGTCTCTTCCGTGGTATAAGCGACTTTTCTGGTAATAAATACTCCCAATCTGTACAAACAAATTGGGAGTTTTATTACCAACTATTGAGGTGCCTGTATCTCATCAACATCAGCCTGCGCCTTACGGATGGTCTCACGGATTTTTTTCATAACCTCATCCTCGTTCATACCACTACCTAGGCGTTTCTTCTCCTTGTTTATATCTCTGGTGGCCTTGTTGATTTTCTTATTGATCAACAGCCAGCTACCATAGCGCTCTTTCATGTCAGCATACTTGTCAGTACCTTTTGCGGCATCCACCTCCTGCTTGAACTTCTTGGCGGTTCTTCCAAGGTCTTTCAGCTTCTCTTCGGCAATGATGTCTTTTGAGGTGGCCAACATAACATATCTGGCATTCTCCTTTTCGTCGACACCATCACCGTCAATGAAGTTGTGCACCTTCTCGATAGCTTCCTCACGGGTCATCGCCTTATACTCGCTATCCTTCAGGTGTTTCTTCAGCTTGTTCAGCAGGACTTTGCGCTCATCAGGATTCGTGGCGGCATCAAACTTCAATGCGGCGCTGCTTAGGTCTGTCACATCGTCTGTCATCTCACGGCGCTGTGTGGCCTTGATACTAGAGATGGCGGCATTAAGTGCTTTCTCTGCGTCGATACCGTTCATCACACAAGCATTGTAGGTAGCCTCGATACCGTTCCAGTCACCATCCATGATGAACGTCTCAAAGTAATCTTTGGCCTTATAGCGGCTAAATCCCTTGCTTGATGGCATAAAGAAGTCTAGCCACTTGTATTCCTTGTCGGTCTGTGTAGGCATTCCAAACGGAATGAAGTGACGGGCCATGGCTGACAGAGTGGCAACGGTCTTACCGTACTTCTCTCTCAGCTCCTTGTTCTCATAGCTACCATTGAAACCTCCGATATTCTGTGCGCCCAGGAAGTCTATCACCGTACCGATATTGGGGTTGGCTTTCGACATCATGCGCTGTATCAGCGGCGATGGGAACTCTACACCGTGACGTCCAATGAATAACTCTGGGAACTCACGGAACTGCTTACCCCAGCGGACATAGGTCTCTGTACCGTCTGAGTAGCGTCCTGTAAACAGGTGTGTCTGCTGACCAACGGCATTGCCATACATGGTATAGTCATACCACTTCATACCATCAGGATATGCCAGTTCGTATGGCGACTTGTAGTTAGGATTGGTCTTGCGCTGCTCGTCGGCCTTGGCTTTCTCGTCCTTCTCATCCATCCAGCGCATCAGTGCGTTGATGGCATTGTAGAACATGCCAAACCAGATTACTGCACCTATCAGGTAACAGATCTTGGCATTCCTAGAGCGCAAGCGTCTCAGCTCGTTGCTGGCAACGTCCTTACCAAACATGCGCTGAATGTTATCCCAGTTGTACTTGATGTACTTTCTGAAACCACCATCGCTGTAGATGCTACCAAAACCAAAGTTAGCAAAGAAGTGACGGTTGGTAGATATTAACCAGTCAGGACTCAGGAAGAACCTGCGCATCCACTTCAATGTGGCGGGACTAATATTGATAAGCTCCCAGTACTGCCCACCAAACATATCGTTGACATACTGGCCTGCCTCATCAAGCATGCGCTCACGGGTGTCTTCGTCAAGTCCCTTGTCTGCCACTCTGCGGTCTACCTGTTTTGCAAGCTCCTTGAAAGCGCACAGCTTCAAACCGTCGTGTAGGTAGTTCCATAGCACGGTGTCAAAACCTTGATTTATCCAGTCCATAAAGATGGCTGCCGGACTACCAACAGTACCTGCTGCTTTCTTCCATGCGGCATCATCCATCTGCAACCCCTTGAAGAACTCGCGCATCTTCTTAGTGATAGCATTGACATCGGCTGCTGCATAGTCCTCAGTGGCCCCCAACTGTACCAGATGCTTGGCGGCTAACTGGAAGTCCTCAGGATGGGTGTAGGCAGGCAGTGCGTTTCCTTTTATGCTGTCAACAATAATGTACTTAGCCAGATGTTTCAATGCATCGACGGGACCATTCTGTGCGATATCCACCTCCCACAATGCGAGTGCGTGGAAACCACTCAGTGCCAGTTGTATCTTCTTGGCGGTGCTACTGACAATGTCATAGCCCTTACCGATATTGCTCAGCCACTGTGCGGCATCAGGTGTACGCATCGTACCAAAGATGTTGGCAAAGCGCTTTTGGATATGTTTCAGCACATACACATCACCTACTCCTGGCACATAGTACTGGGCATACTTGTCACGCAACAGTCCGTCGGGCTTGTCAGTCATCAGCAACGGCAGGATGGCTTTCACCTCTCCCTCGTCATTCATCTCCTGGACTACCACAAACTTCAGATCGTCCAAGAAGTGACTGTTGGCAACGGCCTCGTTGTTCTGACGGCTGTAGTGCGCTATCATGTCGGAAATGTCAGTGTACTTAGGAACCAGACCTATGCTGATACCATCCATGTAGGTATCAATCTCACGGTGGCGCATGTTAGGCGACTTGGTGCGCTGGCGGTTCTCAATATACTGCTCCCATGCTTTTGGGTCGCTCTTCTCCTTATCCCAGACGTGGTTGACATAACCATCGTCAATGAAACCTGCATCACCTCTCAGGCCAGCATCCTCCAGCACCTGATAGAACTCGTCGTACCATGCCTTGATATGCTCCATGAGCTGCTGCACCTCAGGCTGTCCTTGGTACTTCTCAGCCCACTCAGGCATCACATCGCCACGACCTGTCACGCTGGCGGTATTCAGCAGACTGCGTATCTGCATGATGTCATCGGCAAACAGTTTGTTATAGCCTCCCTTGTTCTGGTTCAGCTGGTTCAGCTTCTCTGCAAGCCTTGCAGCGGCCTCGCGGTATGCCTGCTGTGCGTCACCTGTCGGGTGCTTTTCCTTATAGTCCCAAGCATCGTTGAGTGCTTTCAGCTCGTCCTCAATGGCATCCATGTTGTAGTAGTCAATGAAGGTGTGTGCTTTCTGCACGGCTTCACTCTTATTGACCTCCATCACGGCATTCTCACGCTCTGCCTCCAAGTTCTCCCTGCGACGGTCTGCCTCTATCAGGAATGGCAATGCGGCTCTCAGCTCTTTACCTGTTGCATCAGGTATCCTTGCTGCCAACTCCTTAGCTACGGCATCACTCTTCTTCACAAAGTCATATACCCAGATAGCATCCTCAGCGTTGGCACTCTCAAAGTCCTTGCGTCTCTCAATGACTGCCAGCTTAGCCATACGCTTGGCTCCCTCTTCGTCAATCTCAAAACCTTCGGCATCAGCGAGGTCTTTCTCTGCCAGATACTGGGCCTCCTGCTCAGCATCGGTAAAGGTGGGCTGTGGTTCTACAGTTCCCTCATAGATGCGCTGGTCAACGCTCATCTCCTCTTGCAGGTCGTAGCGTTCTCTCCATGCGGTATAGGCGGCACGGTAGTCCTCGTTGGCACGTCTCAGATAGTCCATCAGCTTAGGCGCTGTTGACCACATATCCTTGTCAGACTCGTACTGTGCCACTCTGACAGCATACTCCTGTGGGGTCTCACCGTCCTGTCGCTTCGGGAAAGCACCTAGTCCGTCGGTTCCACTGACTCCATTGTCATCCATCCACTCCTGCAGGGCCTGCTTATAGTCAGCCTCGGCTCTTTCGTGGAAGTCCTCTTCCTTGGGTTCTGGGTCGCCATTCTCCTTGGCCATACGACGAGCTTCACGCCACTTCTCCCACTCCTTCAGGCGCTGGAAGTACTGTGCCATGCTCTCGCCTTTCTTCTGGCGGGGCTTGCCATTCACGCTACGCATGATGTCATGGTTACTTGCCTGTGCGGAAAGGTTTGCCCTTTCCGTTTCGCTCATCTTGTCCCACTTCTTCAGCGCTGCACCCGTCTTGACAATGTAGTATGCAAGGTCTTTGTCGTTCAGCAGTCCACGTACCTTTGCACCCAACTTATTCAGCAGGGCTATCAGATAGTGCTTCACCTTAGTCCACAAGTCAAACTCGTCGGCTGTCTTGGGGCCTTCCTCGGCAATGTCAGCCAGTATCTCCTGTGCTGCCTTACTGTAGCGTGCACCATCCATCCACTCTGAGTCTATCTCGTCGGCCTTGTCAAGGATACGCTTGCGCACATTGTTCTTAGCACTGCGATATACAAACGTACCAAACTTGTTTACCTCATCCTGACCACCCAACAGATCTACCAGACCTTCATGACCAAGCTTTTCATGGAAAACGGTACGGACAGCGTCATTGGCATCTTCGATATTATCAAGCAACAGTGTTACGGTATGAGTGTTGGGGTCGTAGATACCCTTGGTACCTGCTTCTATCTCAGCTTTCAGCTTAGCATCGGCATCAGCAGATGTCACGGCATTGACCTTTACGCCTCCCAGTGCTTCACCTGCAGCCTCAGCAACATCGGCAAAACCAGTAGTGTCATGTGCTGCAAGCTTCTTACCCTTAGAACGCATGATGTCATGCTCATCTTTCCATTCCTTATACGCTTCCTGACAGTCCTTACCCATACCCTTGTGTGGCGGCAATATCTTCATGCCTCTCTCAGCGAGTATTGGCAACAGCTTCGGTGGTATGATGTCGAAGTGGATACCATCGGTACCCTCAAACTCCTTCACCCAATCATCGGCAACCTCTTCCCAGGGAACCATGCGGACGGGCTTATCCCAGCGGCTCAGTATCAGGTATTCACCCTGCGTACCCCACTTATGCTTACCAACAGGCTTAGCGGCCTTGTCAGCGTGGTACTCACCATTCAGCTCACTCTTCGGATACTCCGTCTCTACATAGATTAGGTTCGGGCGCTCCCATGCCTGCTTGAACTGCTTATTGACCTTGTTAGGACGGATATGGATATACGGATTGTAGTCCACACCACCTACGGGCTTGCCATCAGGCTTGATAAGGTCTATCTTACCTTGCTCGTTAGCCAGCTCAGGATGCTCGTCGCTACGCTCCCACTTACCATACTCAAACGGTGTGGTAGCCTTCTTACCCTCGCCTTTTTTACCCAGACGGTTAGCCATCGGACTACCCAGCGTGCCGTCCTCGTTGGCTACCACATTCCTGTAGCCAACCTCCTTCGGTTCCTTATCCAAACGCTTTACGGTCTCAGGGTCATCCTCGATATGGAACATAAGTTCTGCACGCTTCTTGATTTTCAGGTCATCAACATTATATATAATATAGGTGGTGCCATCGCTGCCTTTGACCTTAGATCCGACATAACCTAATTCAGAGAATATCTTAGAGACGTCTTCTGATGGAAGAAACTGCTCCATGACACCCCTTGCGGCATCACCAGTACCCTCATTAGAGTCTACGATTTTCCACTCATAGTCAATGATGTCGCGGTTCTTCTTCCAGTATTCAGCCTCATCACCGCTGTTTATTCTTTCAAAGAAGGCTTTCTTAATATCTTCCTTTTGTTTCTTGGTGAGCTTCTTGTCAAGGTCAAAATAGTTCTTACCAGTATCATCTGGAATTTCTACCTCATAGACCTGCTTAGCAGGCTGCTCTACAATCTCTTCTTGGAAACCGAGAGTGCCAGGATGCTCTTTCTCCTGAAGCAAATAGTCCATGGCCTGCTCTGCATTGCTCTTGCCAGCATCAGGAAGAGACCCAAACGGGTTTTTGTCTCTGTGTCTGTTCAGTATTTCAATGGTATGCTCACAGGCTTTGATAGCCTCGTCAACATTGTTGTCGGCTTTCTTCAGATATTCGTTAGCCCTGACCAAAGCTGGATCGTGTACTATCTCACCATTAACAGTATAGCCCATTTTCTGGATAACATTTCTGCGTCTGTCAGAAGACACCTTGGCGTAGTAGCGGGCTGTGCCCTCAGAAGAAGTTACATAAATGCCATGACCAGATACGGCCTGTCCTTCACCAGAACCGACTTTTGAAAGGTCAAACTTATCAAAGATGGCGCTGCTGCCATGATAGCCTAACATGGCATTGGCATCGTCGTACGGGTCTGCCACCTTCATCACTTTTTCAAAGTCCTGATTAACCAGGTCTCTGATAGGCATGCGGATAATGGCATCCAGACTCGTCCAATCGTCACCAATGGTTTTGGTATGCTTGCCAAACAGCCTCAGCACAGCCTCCCAGAACTTTCTCAGGGCATTCTTCACCTCATTGATAATGCTCTTCGGAGTATTCTTCTTAAAGGCTGCTTTCATGAACTCATCCTCTCCAGCTGCACCGGACAGACGGGCGTGTACCTCTGAAGCCATACGGTTCTCGTCGTTCCAGATGTTGCGGTAGTTAGGATTGCTGGCCACCTCTTCCCACATAGCGGTCTTCTTCATGGCGGCAACAAGCTTTTGCCACAAATCAGGATGCTCCTTCATGCACCAGTTATCCCAAAGGTGGGTAGTCTCATGCAACGGCGTGTTGGGGTTCAGACCGTCCTTTGTCAGGTACACCTGCTTACCATCACTCCATCCCAGCAACTTTTTACCCTCCTTCTGGAACATCGGCTGACCCTGCATGACAGACTCCCTCATTTCAGGAGTAACGTCGATGCTCCACATGGTAACGCCATCGTTTTCAAGTGCTGGCAGGTCAATCTTCTCTACCTTGACACCCCACTTCTTACCATACTTATTCATGAAGCGTGGAAGCATCTCATCATAGAAGCCTTTCATGCCCTCACCACCAATGCGTAAACCGTCGCCACTGATTTCGGCGGTTCCGTCTGGATGTTCATCGGCCTCCTTTATGATACGGGCACCAAGGTCTTTGCCAAAGTTCTGAAGTATCTGCTCTTTTGTCAATAAGCCTTCCATGCCTTGCTCATGAATATAGCCACCTCTCTTATCCTTGACAAATACATCGTACTGCTCAGGAATGACTTCACCAGTCATGGGGTCACTGTGCGGATAGGCATTGATGCTATCAATGACACCTCCAAGGTCGTAGCGGTCTGCCTGCTGGTCACCAGTAGTCCAGGCCACCTTATCGTAGCCGTTCTCGGCTGCGTATCTCAGCATGCGCTTCATAGCCAGTTCATGCCAGTTCTTATCAAATGGGGCATCAGGAATATCTGAACCGCTAAACGGACCATATCCGTTTTCTTGCAGATATTTATTATAGTCTACTCTAACCTGCATAGTCTTATTGAAAAGATCGCCCATTTTCGACCTCTCTTCTTCTGTAAGACCATAACTGATATCATCACGACCATACTTCTTACGAAGCTCAGAAGAATAGTTGTGGTATTCTTCATTGGCTTTGTCGTATGCCATCTTTTCAGGAGCATCGGCTGGCGGGTCTACTCGATACCCTTTATCTCTACCCTCCTGATGACGCTTTGACTGTATCTCGTCAATGACCAGCACCTTCTTCTTTCCTTCGTCGAAAGTTTTGCTGTACTCATCTTCCAGACGCTGCATTTCTGCATGTTCCTCGTCGGTCATCTTTGTAGACAGTTCCAACGGGTCATCACCTGTAGCATACTTCTCAACTAGTGAGTCGTAGTAGGTATCCAAAGCTTTCTTAGCGGCTTGGTGATTTGCACTCATACCGTGTTCTATCTCGGTATCACCAAAGCGTACCCAGGCAACAGCACGGCCTCCTCCAGCATCTCCAAAGTGTATCTCGTCACTTTCGTTCCATGGTTCTATGGTGGGAACTGTCAAAGCTATTTCACGCTTGTTATCTAGGCCATTGGTGGTATAGGCCATACGTGTTCCGTTTATTGGGTTGTCGATATCAACCTCTACACCTAGCATCTTGGCTGCATCTTGAAGGTATCTAGGATTACGTACTACCAGATTTTCTGTGTCACGCGTAGCAAAATAGGTAATAAAGTCGCTGCCATATTCCTCACGCAACTTTTCAAAAGCTGCATTCTTGGCCTGTGAAGGACTGTCAGCTTCCTTCCTTGCTTCATGATACAACTCACTCCAGCGCTTGTTAAGAGCTTCCATTGGCTCCCGCATGGCCTTTGGCAAACTGCTTACTGATAAAGAGTCGTAGTCTTCATCTTTCCGGTCTCTCTTGATGTTGCTGTAGTTAACATCTTCTACCTGTATCTGGTTCTTACGGATATAGTCCAGGAGATCTTGCTTGGTGACGCTACCTTTCTGGTCCTTCAGCCAGTCAGAGAGTCCCAGCCACTTATCTTCGCCAGCTTTCAGACCGCCATTCTTCTGTAGCATGGCCAGCCACTGCTCAGGGGTAGCTTTCTCCTGTTTGATAGCCTCAACAGCACTCAGTGCATTACTGATAAAGATAGGTGCCGCTGTGCTCGTAGCGTTATCTGCGGGTTCATCACCCCACATGAAGGAAATAGTCTGCACTATCTTGGCATCGTCCTCGTTAAAGATGACATAGTTGGTAGCACCATTGCCACCTCCCCAGATGGTGCCAGCAGGATACTTCACACCGACAAAGCCTAAGCTGTTCATCAGCTTGCTAACTCTCTCAGCATCTTTCACCCTGCCACCAAAGGCCATCAACAATCTGTCGTGTATCTCCTTGTAGGCAAACTGCTCGCGCTCTATCATGTCAGCCAGCGACTCCCAGCCATTCTTGTAGTTGGTATAGATGAAACTCTGCTTTGGCTCACCATCCAGCTGACGGACAGCATCGGCAATCTTCTTGCGCAACGGTTTCTTGATGGTTACCATCCAATCAAGATAGTTGTCGCCAGTGTCTTCTGGGATTTCCACCTTGTAGAGAAGTCTCTTATCTGTCAGATCTGCGTCGCGTACCTTAAAGTCGGACTTCTTGGAGTTCTTCAGGATATTCAGCACTTCTTGCCAGGTATCCTTCATATCTTGCTCTTCGGCATAATCCATCAAGCGCTCTACAAAAGTAACAGCCTTTCGGATGGTTCCCTCACTATTCAGCGTATCGTATGCCAGACGGAGTGGGTCAAGCTTGCTCTGGTCAAGGTCAATCTTCTCGCCTTTGTACAATACTTCCTTACCGTTATATCCAGGAGTCTCATCGTTGTATTTTCTCTTGGCTACAGAGTTTGCATAGTCTTCTGCAATTTTCTCGCCATCGGTGAGATAAGTACCCCAGCCAAACACCTGACTGCCTGCACCCTTGCCCATATTGCTATGGTCAAACTTGGTAAAGGTATAGCCACTGCCATGCCACGTCTCAATGTCGGCCTGCAAGTCCATCGGATTATTTACCTCCTCTGGCTGGGCAATACCTGTTGTATCCTTATACTCACCACTGTAAAGCATCTGCTCTACAGACTTTACAATCTCAGAATACGGGCTACCATCAGCCTTACGAAGCTCCTTGTCAGGATAGAAATATTCTACAATATGGGCATTGCCATCGTTTGTAACGCCCGCATTAGGCTTTCGTGAAATGACAATGCTGACACCATTGGGTTCCTCACTATAGTCAAAGTTGCTGACTGTGACATTATGGTCGGCAAGGCGAAGAGTAACAACAGTTCCGTTCTTGGCCTCAATCGTCACATACTGGCTGTTTGAACCACGTTTCTTGGCTCCAACGGCCTTTGCAAGCAACGAAATAAAGCGGTTTTTCTCCTCGTTTGATATTTTTTCGGTGTTTTTTGCAAGAGTTTCAAGATTATTTTGTACCTTTGCAAAGTCAGAGTCAGTAACGACGGCGTCTTTTAACGGTGACTTTTCACCTAATGCGGTTGCTGAAGCTGACGTTTTTTTGTCACCTCCCATCATTTGCATCAGTTCGTAGTACTCCGCTGCCTTACGTTGAATTTGTGACTGTGCCGCAACATCCTCAGGATACCCTATATCCATTATCTCCCAGCTTCCATCAGGAACCAGACGCTGCATACTTTCCAAACCAAACTTGGCAGTACTCAGTTTCTCAAAATACATGGGCACACCGTATGGGTTTGACATATCGTAGATAATGTATCGACCTCTGCTTCCGTGCGGACTATTAGCACGCATATAAGCACTACGGGCAAACTCCTTGATAGGCTCCTGGTTCATCATAGAGAAGATCTTTAGCATCTGCTTCTCTTCTTCCTTGCTGACGGCCTTATAAGGAACGCCTGCATTATCCATCGCTTTCAGCACGGCCTTGGTAGCAAGCTGTTTCACACGCTCGTCTTCGGTCTTAGGTTTCCTGCCCAGGTACTGTTTGATAATATCATCAGCCTCCTTCTTATCCTTGGAAACCTCTTTACGACGCTCAACCTCTTTTAGCACTTTCTCAACAGCATCCTGCGATTTGGCTACAGCCACTGTGCCCGTAGCATCAGCTTCGGGTTTCTCTGACTCTACATCAGCGCTCTCCAAGAATGCCATCTTGTAGCCTGCCTTTACCAGCTTAGGTGACAACGTATCAAACTGTTTTTGAGATACGGTAACAGTCTGCATGCCATCACGCTCACCTTCGCTGGTGTACGTATTGCCTACGGCCTTAGTGCTGTCGCCAACAAAGACATAGCCATCATCAGTGGTATATCCTACTAGCCCATTCTCGCCAGCTTGCTTCTTCAGCTCTGCCAGCCTCTTACCAAGTGGACTGTTTAGGTTAAAGCCATGCATATCCATGACCACTGTCCCCGCTGCTTCTCTAGCGGGTTCCTCAAAGTCCTCATCACTGAACAGATTACCCTCTTCTATCATGAACTGGAAGCGGTCGCTCAGCGGAATGACGTTACCGTTCTTGTCGGTAACCACTGGCTCTGCGCTCTTCAATGAGGCCACATGCTTGCGCTTCTCTACACTGTCTGCAAGGCTTGCAACGATACCCTTGCCTAGTGCCTGGATACATGCCTCAGCGGTATTGCCAGTATCTACCACATTGTCAATGACCACTGGCAGCTTATCGGCAGGCAGCTGGTCTGTAGCTGCTACAATACCCATCTCACTGGAAGCAATAGGCTTGCCAGCATACTTGGCTTTGTACTGACTGGGGCGCTCACCACTTGTCAGAACGTCGGCAACGGGTGCGCCTGTGCGCTCTGAGATAGCCTTGGCCAAATCCAGCATGTCGGTAGCCTTACCACTGTGACTGGGCGCTGGTACCAACACGGCATCCTTTGGAATCAATGGGGCCATCATGTCGGCAACCTTGGCAATTACCTGTGGGTCACGCTCCTTAACGGCATGGGCCAATGGACGCATCTTGCGGTAGCCTTCTACAGCGATATACGGTGTGATACCGTTGCCGATATTCTCCCTGAGGGCTGCATCAAACAGCTCCTTGGCCTTGGCATTGTCACCAGCCTCAACAGCTTTCACGTAATCGTTATCACGCTCTTTCAGCCACTGCTCTACACGCTTGCGTGGGTTCATCTTGTTAGCGAAGTCACGCACTACCTGGTCATAGACCTGCTCAGCACTCTCGTACTTGATATGCAGGAAGTCACCAATGGCTTTCCAGAAGTCCTGAATGGCCTTGCTGATATTCTTCCAGATGTTTCCCCACTTGCTCTTGTAGTTCGGGTCGCGCTGGTTCATACGGGCGTACTCCTGTTCTGCCCACTCAGCGCCACGCTGGCCACTGCACTTGGTAATCATCTCCTCGGCAATATCATCCTCGCTCTTCAGGTCGGGGTTCAATGCCTTGATAAACTCCCAAGTATCCTTGTCGGCTTTCATCAGGCCAACAATATTCTGCCATCCTTCAGGGTTCAGCCTGCGGAATGCTTCGCACCATGGATGGGCGTACTCATGGATGGGCAGCTCAGCATCAATCTTGCGGGGGTCCAGATACATCTTACCTCTGTAGACAAAACCGTAGATCTTGCCATCAGGGGTTTCAAAATGTCTCAGTTTACCCTCTTCGCTGTTGTCTTTCTCAGCCTGCTTGCGTACCTTACGCATCTCTGCTGGGTCGGTGCTGACGTCAAATCCCATACCTTCCAGCTGGTCAACCATAGCGCCACCAATCTCCTGCTGCTCTACGGCCTGACGGAAGAGGTCGGACTTCTTCTCTATCTCCTTGTCAATGGCAGCAATATCAGCGGTGGCTTGTGCTACAGTGTTCTGCAGCCTCACACCTTTCTCGGTATTCTTCAGCTTATCAATGGTTCCAAGCATCAGGCGGGCAGTGCTCAAGTCGGCCTTACGCTTCTTACGGGCCTGCTTCAGCTCGTCAATGCTCATAGCCTCCAGCTCACCAACCTTATAACCTGCCTCCACTACTCCCACTGTTTCTCCAGAAGGTTCTGCGGGCTTAGCGTTCTTTCGCTCCTCCACATCTGCCATCAGCTGCTCCATATTGTTGCTGACGGTCTCGGTCTGACGGGTACGGCTATACTCTGCAAAAGGCTTAGTCTTGTGGTCGCTATCTTCCAGCCACTTGTCAAAGACGGACTTACGTACACCAGTCATCTGCATGACGTGCTTATCCCACCAGCCTGGCTCGTAGTTACGCATGTATGCTCTCTTGGCGGCTGCATAGCTGGGATAGCCATACATCACCTTATGCTCGTCAAAGGTGCCATCCTCGTTCTTCTGGTCTACAACATATACTCTGCCGTTCCAGCTATCCAGATCGGCATCATCGTTAATGAAGAAGTCCAGATGGTCACCATCGGTACCATACTTCTTACCGATATAACCATAGGTATCCTGCATCTCAATGCTCCATGGCTTGTCGTTGGCATCTTTGCCACTGCGTACACTACCCTTTGGGTTCTCGATACTCATTTGATAACCACCAAATGAGATATGACCCATCTTATAGTTACCAGCCTTCTTCTGCTCCTCGGTAGGCTGGGTATTCACTTCTTCCTTGGCCTTTGCAAGCCTTGCAGGGAAGCTGACATCTTCTTGGCTATCGAAAATCTTCTTGTCGAATACTGCAGAAACGGCACCGTTGAATGGCAGGATTGTCTCAGGATGGATATTCCGTAACAGGAACTGCATAGCATATCCCTCATCCCTGCTGTCAACCATCTCACCAATCTTCTTGCCAGCCTCAGCGACATTGTCTGGAGTAAGATTGCCGATAATGCCTGCAATCTCATCAAGGCGGTCTGCGTACTTCTGCTGGAGATATAATCTTGCCATCTCAGCATCATACACATTACTGTTGTTGCGCTTGGAGTATTCTTCAAAGCTCTCGCCGTCGATATACTTCAAGCTCTTCTGCTCTTCCTTGGAATAGTTGTCATCATCAATCTTGATGACATCTTTGAGGGGACCTACTTCTCCGTTTTCTTCTGCTTCGGCTGGCTTTCCTGCTCCTGAGTCTTGTACTTCTGGGGTTGTTCTTTGTTTTCGCCCATAGTCTACTCGTCCTCCAGGTCCACTTTCCTGTACGGCTGCGGGAACCTCTTCTTTATCTGCTCCATCGCTGCCTTGCTGACCTCTTCGCTGGGTTGCTTCTTTTGCTCGATCATAACCAATATTATGTAATATGTTATCAATAATTTCTTGATGCTCTGGACTCAGGCGTGGGAACAGATTATCAACCTTGCCTGTTGCCATTTGATGCGCAAAGACATGCACAAGATACTCTTCGTGCTGACTTTCCTCTGGCTCGTCCTGATATCTCTCCTGAATGGCAGCTTTGTGCTTGGCTGTTGCCTCTGGATTGGTTGGAGATGCTGTGTTCCAGAATGCCTCCGACACTTCACGCAGTCCGTTTCCGTAGTACTGCTCTAGACCTCGGTGGATATTCTCATGGAAAATAGCCTCTTCTACATTCTCTGGAGAGAGATACTCTGCAAAGATATAGATTTTTTTGTTTTCGGTATCGTATAATGCTGGAACTTTATACTTCTTTAAGTATTTTCTGAGGTCTTCAACAAATACATCTCCAACAATCTTTGCCAGCTGTTCGTCAGAATTGATATCAACCATCTCTAATGGTGCCAGCGTTCTGTATTTCTTCAAATACAGGTCAACGCCATCTTTGATAGTTTGCAGATGCTTTGCAGCTAGTTCTGCATCATTCTCGCCAGCTCCTCCTTGACCTTCTGCCTCAGCTGCAGCTTGCTTACCTTCTTGCCCTTGCATGACCAGAGTACTCTCCTCTTGGCTTCCTCCAGCACGTCGTTCATTTGTTCTGTCATATTCGTTTGCTAATTGGTTAAAATACTCTTCACTGTTCTGGTAGCCTTCCTGCTCTGCCAGACGCTGCTCTAAGTCAGCGGTAAAGGCATCATACTCCTCAGGTGTCATACCTGTCATCTGCATGATGGCTTCATCCTCTGCCTGGCGCTGGGCCTCTTCTTCCAGCTCACGCTCTCGCTCACGGTTCTGCTCGTAGATCAGCTCAGCCTGAGCGATACGGTCATCAATGACGCGATGGCTGATATCGGTAGGCTTCTCTGCCTCCTTCAGCATAGTCAGCAAGGCGTTGCGTACCTCGTCATCACGGTAGGGACTACCCTCATAGAGGTCGTGAATAATCTCGTCAATACCCTTACCTTGTCCTGTGGGTGCAAGGAAATAGTTGTAGCCATTGGTGTCATAGCCTGCACCAACACCACGTTTCTTGTCCTTACCCATCTCGGCAATAAGTCCACGTACCTCATGCTCTCCACGTTTCAGTCCTTCCCAGTTGATGCTGCCCTTACCAAGGTTCTCAGCAATATACTCATAGACATCCTGCGGCTCCACATTGTCAAGGATAGCTGCTGCGTCGGGGTCATCCTTAAAGGCTTCCTGTGCCAGCTTCAGTTTCTTCGTCTTGTCTGTCTCGCCTGCCAGCTTAGCCATGGCCTGCTCATGGGGTGTCATATTCTGACGCTCATTGATAGTATAAGCTCTAGCCAAATCCGTACCCAGCTTCTTCCAGGCATTCATCTCCTCAACCATCTGAGTCATGCGCAGACCTAATCTGGCCTGCTCGTCGGTCAATGATTTCACCTCGTTTGGAGTAAGGTCTGTCAGTCCGTGCTGATAGTCATCCAACTGCTTCTGGATATTATCGTACGTAGGATACACATCCTGACGATACATCTTACTGAGCTGCTTGCGCTGTTCCTCAACAAAAGCTTCACCGTCGCTACGCTCAGGATACTTCTCCACCACCTGTTCTTTGGTAGGCATATTAACCTTCCATGCTGGCTCTCCTTCTGGCGCAACAATCTTAGACTGACTCTTAGCTTTGCCAATCTCCTTGATGCGGTCTTTCTCAAAAGCCAGTCGTTCCTCATCGGTCATCATAGCCTGACGTATCTCGCCCCACTTTCTGCGCTGGGCATCAATGGTTGCAATCTGTGCCTCCAGTTGTTCTGTACGCTGACGCAGTGCGTCGGCCTCAGCATCATCGGCCATGGCCATATCATTACTGGTCTGCTGCAAGGCTTGCAAAGCACTATCCTTGTCAACAGATAACTTGGCAATCTGTCCGTCAACATCACTCAGCACCACCTTGCGGTCTACAGGCTGTCCGTCTGGTCCCACTTGGCTTAGCAGATACTCTGCGGCAACCTCAGGCTTGGTATCCTTATTAGTAAGGTCGGGAGTACCTTCTGCATAGCCCACAATACCTTTGTCAAAGCGTAGTGTGCGCTGCTGTTCGGCTGCAGCGTTCTTCTCCTGCGCCAGCAATTCCTGTATCTTCACCATGTCGGCAGCATCAATAGCCTCAGCCATCTGCTCTGGAGTCATAGCCATACGACTACCGTCTTCCATCTGCACAACAGTATTACCTTGCTCGTCCAAACCAAGGGCTGTGACATGGAACAGCTGGTTACCCATCACCATATCAGCTTCCTGACCGTCCATCAGCATACTACCCTCTGCCAACATATTATAACGCTGGGCCAACTTATTACCATAGTCAGCAACTTCCTCAGCAATAATATCCTCAGCCGGACGGGTGTATTCAACCTGAACAATCTCGTTAGAGTCCACCTGGTCGGTGCGGCCATCCTCAGTGGTCACAAAGACGGTGCTGTGGTAACCGTTCATATCACCTGACTGGTAGTACACAATACTGTCATCTCTCAGGCGCAAAGCGGTAACATCCCCCTGCGGGTCTGCAAACGGCATTATCTGCTCACGCCTCAGATACTCGTAGTCAGCTATCTTTCGTTCAATGGCATCGTCGATACCTAGGCGCGTCTCATAAGCGTCGATATAGGCTTCAACGGCCTTGCGCTGCTCAGCACTCAGGTATGGTGACTGTTGCTGAAGGATACGCTCAGCGGCCTCCACATCACCCTGCTCAATAGCCTGCATCACCTGCTGACGTGCATAGCCTGCCTGTTCACCGTCTGGCATCAGTGCCAGCATACGGGCCTCAGCCAGCTTGCCATCATAGTTCATTGCTGGCAACTGACTTTCGTCCTCAGCAACAGAAGCACCACGCTCATAAGCGGCCTGCCTCCGTTCTGTTTTTGTAGTCCCACTACCATCTGTAGGTAGCCCACTACCATCATCAGCCACTGTGCCCGTAGCATCAGCTGCGGGTGTTCCTATACGTTCCAAGTTCTCATTGAAGCGCTCCATATAGGCATCCTGCAAGTTCTTGATATAGGCATCCAATACACCGTTAGCTTCCTCGGTAGTCAGTTCTGACAGCTTATCAAGGTTGTCAACATCGACACCTGTTTCTGCTTCGGTGCGACCTTTGGCGGTATCTACCACATCCTGATAGCCTGTCTTGTCAGCAATACGCTCTAAGCCTCCAATAGTGTTGGCTCTGGCCATCTCCTGCATAAGCTGATAGTCTTGCTGTGCCTGCTCAATACTCTGGTATTCCTTGGTTTCGATAGGATTACCATAGACATTCTTGGTGGTAATAGTCACATTACCATTCTCGTCAATATCCATGCTGGCACCAAACACTGGCTCCAGACTGAGCACCTTACCAGTGGCGATAAACGCAACCTTACGCTTCAAGCTGCTGCTTATCTCAGGATTTCTCATAACGGCATCAAAAGCATCAGCATCGACATAGGCTTCTGTAGTCTCTGTGTTGCGCTGGCCTCTCTTGCCTGTAGCATCTTCTGTATACTCTGCAGCAGCTCGTCTGACAGTAGCACTTTCAGGGGCAATCTTGCCAAACTCTCCAAGACCTTTGAAGATGCTGTCAAAGTTGTAGCCTGCCTGTTTCAGCTCTTCAATATCGCGCTGGTTAAGCTGCATGCCCAGGTCTTTGCTTTGCTGGTAGCGCTTCAAGAACTCCTTAGGATGTGTAACAGCACCAACGGTTTTCATACCCAGCACCATACCAAGAGCTTCGCCAGTGGTATCTGCCCAGTCAACATCGGCAATATCAATACCAAGTTGGTGGGCTTTTTCAATACCATTAGCTGCGGCAAAGATACCTGTCTCAGCACCAACACCAGCAATGTCTGCTAGTACTTTCTTTGTTAGACCGCTGTTTCGTGTAGCATTGGCTATCACGCCTCCAGTAGCACCAAGAATACCACCAAGGGTAGCACCATGTACAGCCTGCTTGATAAGGTTGCCAGCATTAAATTCTCCTTCTGCTAGCTGACGCACAGCTTCTGACTGTACATCGTAGGTGGCAAAGTTAGCGGCACTACCTGCTGAACGTAAGGCAAAGTTAAGTATTGGGGCCTGTGTTGCCAGGTATCTCTCAGCAACTCCTGCACCACCAGCAACAGCCTCTTCCAGGGCGGCATCTTTCAGACCTCTAGCGGCTGCACGCTTACCCATTTCTCTGGTTACTTCCTTAGCGGCCATACGCATACCTCCCTTGACAAGTGCATTGCCAACGGCTGTTGGTGCGGCAAATCCTCCTGTAAGCATATCAACAGCAAATGGTGCTGCACCACCTGCTGCTCTTGTCAGCCAGCTGGCATCCTGAACATACTCCTCTGAGGCCATTGCTCTCAGCTGCTCACGCATGCCACTGCTGTTGGCAACTCTGCGTACCATGGCATCAAACAGACTGGCTACAAAGTTCTCATGGAAAGCCTTGCCAGCAATATAATCCAAGGCGCTTTTAGGTGCTCCTTCTGCCTTATACTGGTCGTAGATGCGCTGTATCATCTGGTCGGCAACCTCATTGGTTTCTGTGGCAAACAACAGCTGCATATATTTCTTCTCGCGCTCACTCAGTGGCTCCGACTCTCCAGCACCTGTGTTGTCAGTGGTTTTGCCACTGATACCCATTCTGCTCAGCACATAGTCACCAAAAGCATCATCATTCTGTACGCGCTTAATGGTTGCGGCTGCAATCTTAGCTGGGTCTGTCTCGCGTTCTACATTAACAGCAGTTTGGAAAGCGCTAGCGAAATTAGATGTCGCTCCTGCAACAGTCTGAGGTGCACTCAAAGCACGCTCAGCCAACTGTGCCTCAGCATCCTGCACAGCTTTCTTGGCCCTCTCCTCTCCTGCTGCACGTTCTTCAGCAAAGACAGGGGCTACATGCTCCTGATAGAACTTCTCAGTATTCTGCTTGTCAAACTCACTGCGCTTCATCTGACGGGCAGCTTCGGCTTGCTGGGCCTGTTCTATAGCACCCATTCTTTCGCTAAAGTCAAAAATTTCTGGGTGCATAAAACTATTCCCAGCATCAGCCTGACGCTGTGCCCATTGCTTATTCAACTCTGGAGAGTCTGCCATCCGACGGGCTTCTTCTGCTCCCTGCACAAACGGCTTAGGTATCTGATACTCCTCAGGCCTTGACAGATCTATCGGCTCTGTGGGCTGAGGCTCCGTCTCTGCTACCACATAAACTGGAGTTGCTCCTTTTTCCAACGAGTCTAGACCTGCCTCTGTGAATGTCATGCCGTTTTCAGCCTTGACAGTGTTGGCAATCATGCCTCCCTTCTTGGGCTTGGTATCAAACAGCGTGCTCCTGAAATCATCGTAGTTGTCAGGAACATCAAAGTCGTTATCTTTTAATGCTTTCCATAAGGTTAGTCGGTTCTGATATCCTTCGTTGCCAGGAAGAGACAGTGTTTCTTCAAAAGAACTGTAATTCTCAGGAACATCAAAGTTATTCGCAAGTAATGACTTGTGAAGGGTCTGTAATGGCTTCTCCATATTATAGATTTATTTCTTTGGTTTCGTTACCCATTTAACACCTGTAGACTTTTTCTCGCCTTTTGCAGGCTTCTGCTGGCTTGTGCCTACGGTCTTCGTAGTAGTAGACTTCGAACTGCGAACATGTCCGTAATCGTCCAGATCGTTCTCCACTACACGGACAGTAGTAGTGTTACCACTGCTACCTCTGCGTCCTGTACTTGGCCTACGGTTCTTCTCAGCAGCAGAAACTTTTTGGTCTTTTTCTACAGGGGTTAGCACTTTTATTCGCTCTGTGGCAGCTTCGTTCTTTTTTATAGTAGAATCAGCTACACGGCCTTGGTCTTCAGCTCTTTTCGTAGTAGCATTGGCGCTCGCCTGGCGTGCTGCGGCATTGGCTTCTGCCATCTGCTTTCTCAGCTCATAGTTGCGCTCATCCGCCCAGTTCTTATGCATCTGTTGAATGAGACTCTGATTGTTCAGGCGACGCTGCTCCAAACCTTTCTCTTTCAACAGTCGCTGGCGCTCCGTCCACTGCACGGGGTCTTCCAGCTTGACAGAACCATAATTCACACTTGCAACGTTACCAATAGCATTACCCAGATGCATCAGGAAGTTGTTGACCTTATCCCATCGCTCTTTGCGCTCCTGCATCTTCTTGGCCTCTTCGTTGTCGGCTACACTCTTACTCAGGTCGGCATCCTGAAACATGGCATTAATCCAATAGGTAGGATTGCCTGTCTCATTACCCCATCGCTGGTAGTCCTGCAACACCTGCGCAAGAGGTAAATTCAATTTCTTGGCTTCCTCATAGACATTGCCTACCTTTGACCAGTCAGTAAGATATTGGGGCGCGTCTTTCACTTCTGGTTTCTCTTCGGTGGGTACAACGGGCTGCTGTACCGTGGAAGGGTTAGAAGTCTGCTGGGCAATAGCATCCTGTACGGCGGCTCTGTCGGCAAAGGGGTTATTGCCAACATCTGTGCCAGGCTGTTGTGCTCCAGCATTTGTACTATCGGCTACAGGCGTGGTATTTGTGGGTGTACTATCAGCTACTGGTGTCGTAGGTGCAGGTACACCCATCTGTGAAACATTCGGAGTTGTAGGTTCAGCAACCGAATGTCCTGGAATATTTGCATCTGGCACGCTGTTTTGGGCCTTTGGGGGTATTACTCTTGACGCTTCGACTGGTGGCATATCCATCTGCAAAACATTCGGAGTTGTAGGCTCTGCTGCCGAATGCCCTGGAATATTTGCATCTGGTATGCTGTTGGGAGTGCTTGGTACTACTCTCGTCGCCTCAACTGGCGGGACACCCATTTGTGAAACAAGTGGAGTTGTAGACTCTGCATCTAAACGATTGGGAGTATTTGTATCTGGCAGGCTGTTTGAGGTGCTTGGTACTACTCTCGTCGCTTCAACTGGAGGAATACCCATTTGTGAAACATTTGGAGCTGTTGACGCTGCTTCCGAATGACTTGGAACAGTTGCATCTGGCACACTGTTTGGGGTATTTGGTACTACCCTCGTTGCCTCAACTGGTGGAATACCAATTTGTGAGAGGTTTGGAGTTGTAGGTTCTGTCCCCAAACGACCTGGGATATTTGTATCTGGCTCGTTTATTTTGGGCTTCTTGATATTTTTGTCTGCCATCGCTTCAACGTTTAGTGGTTACCATGTCATTCCTGTTTTACCTATCTTGCCACCAAAGTCCAGACCACCTGCGGCCTGCGCCAATCCACCAAATGCGGCCTGCGTTGCTTGTGCCTTGGCCTGTGCTGCACCTTGGATGGCGTTGGCTTTATACTGTGTGAAGGCATTGAGCGTCTGGTCGGCATTCTGATAAACATTTTCCTTCTGTGCTTCATGCTGTGTGGCCTGCTGCTGCAACATGTTACCAACAGCCTCTGTAGCCTGCTGCTTAGCCAGAGCCTCACTCTCGTCCGTACCACCAGTAACAATATTAGTAGCACGGCTGCGCTTACCCTGTTCTGCCAGCACTTTCTGGGCGTTAGTCACAGCTGCTTGGTTACCTGCTGAGGCGTTGGGGTCTTGATAATACACAGCGTCACGGTGTGCCTTGACTTCCGACATACGCTGGTCGTAGGCTTTCTGCATCTGTGCATAGCCATCTGCCAGTGCGTTACCTGCCATGCTGCCACCAATAGCACCTGCTGCGGCACCTAATAATCCACCTATTAATCCCATAATGATATACTTTTTATAATTATTGGGCAAAAATAATCTATTATCTTTGTACGCGCATTATAAAATGTATATCGTATGAAGAAAGAAACCAAGAAGAAAGCTACTACCACCACTCCCGCTGCATCAGCTACGGGCACTACTTCTGCTGTCGACAGCAAAGGCAAGCTACGCGACGAAGAAGGGAAGTTTACCAAAGGTCACAAGAAAATAGGTGGGCGTGTTGCTGGTACGAAGAACCGCAACAGCTCCATCCGTGATATCCTGAAGGAACAACTAGAACCATTCATCAAAGAGATTTCTGTCAACCTGCTAAAAGTACAAAGAGAAGAAGGTACTGCGGCCATGATGACGCTACAGGAAAAGTATATGCCTTACTTTGTTCCAAAGCTACAGTCCATGTCACTGTCTGCTGATCAGGACAGACCAATCTCTGAAGAAGAACGACTGCTGGAGCTGGATGGCCTCTACACCAAGAAAGAACTATCCATTAACTTCAAATCCATGACAGTGGTCAACAATGATAAGATGCGTGGTGCTGACCCAGACTCTGACGAGGATGACTTCGACCTGAGCATCTTCGACACTAAAGAATAATACTCTTCCACTAAACTTCCACTACTCTAGTGGGTAGTGTGCCCGTAGGTTTTATCTACGGATGTTACGTACGAAATATGTTAAAATCGTGTTAAAATTGCGCCGATGCGAACAAAAGTTGCCGAAAATCGCGCAAAAATTTCCATTTTTCGCACAAAACGTTTATCTTTGCAGTGCTTATTACGAAAGTAATTTGAGATTTCCTGGCAGGCATCAGACTCTTAGCAAAGCGGTGCCTGCTTTTTAATAGATGATCTTGTAATTTTCACATATAACAATAACGACAAAACTACAAATGGAGTCCGTTGTGATAACGGACTCCATTTTTTTCTTTATCCTGCCTTGACCTTATCAAACTCTGCTGCTGCCAACAGTGCCCGTTCCTTGGTATTCAGCTTGAGGTAGCGCCTCAACATATCCTCGCTGGCATGTCCTGTGACAGCCATGATAGCCGACAGCGGAACGCCAGCTTTGTAAGCATTGGTAGCAAACGTACGACGGGCGGTGTGCGTCACTATGGCATCACAGAAGCGTTTCTTGCTGGCATAGGAAAGCACTCCTCTACGCTCTGTCAGTCCGGCAGGCTCCGTCCATCCCAGCAACAGTCCTACCACCTTGATGCGGTCATTCAGGTGCTGGTCGTAGATGACAGGCAGGTGGCCATCATACTTATCCAGTATCTCCTTGATCATGTCATTGTAGGGTACGTACACCTCTTTCTCTGTCTTAACCTGCACCAGATGCACAAACTTCCTTTCGCCCTGTATAGTCTCTATCATGTCACTGGTGATACGCTTGTAGTCACTGACTCGCTGCCCTGTCAGGCATCCCATCACAAAGATGTCACGGGCTTCCGTAAGTTTTTTACGGTAGAGGTCACGCTGCAGGGCGTGCACCACCTTGTCGCGCTCTTCTTCATCCTTGGCATACTTTTCTGCTCTGGCCTTCATCTCCTTATAGTCCATCATGTCGAAGTGATACATCTCCTTCAGGCGGGCCTCAGGGATATAGATGTTCTCCACATCCTCCCTGTCAGCACTCCACTGCTTACTCATGAAGTCATCACGGGTTGTCAGGTGCAAGTCCTTTGCGGCATACAGCATTGTCTTCATGTTCTTTATATGACGGGCAATGGTGTTCGGACTGTAGTTCTTCTCGATGAAGAACTGCTTATAGTCCCTATAGAAGTCGAAGTTGAGGTCATCCCAGTCTATCACCCTCTTGCGTGCTTTCTGGTATTCCTCCATCTGTGCCAAGAACCCTCTGTAGTTCTTCAGCGTACCTGCCGTAATCTTTCTGGTACTCTTCTGCTTCAACCTCTCACCATCCTCACACTCCTGAATATACTTGGCCACAAACTCTAGAAAGGTAGGCTTAGCCTTGGGTAGTGGAGATCTCTCTGATTGCAGATAACTGCCTATCTTCTGGTTGTTAATCACCTCATTTATTATTACGCGCGCGTGTGGGGTGGTGATAGTATTGTTATCATCCATAGCCACCAACAGTTTTTTCAAGTCCTGTATGATGGTTGTCAGCTGTGCATACGACAAGCCATCCAGCTCTTTGACGGGGCGCTCGTCGAAACTATTCTTGGGTAGTTGTGCATCCTCTAGCCAGTCTTTTACTCTCACCTTCAGGTGGAGTGACACATAACTGTTGATGCTCAACTTTCTGTTGACGATACGCACAGCCAGCGTACCGACATTATCTTTTTTGCTTCTTATTACGATTTGTATCATAAAAAATTGCTTTTGATTTCCGTTTACAAAGGTACAAATTCTTTTTGAACCTCCAACAAAATTACTTAGAATTTGACGCACAAATGACGCACAAATGTTATAGAAGAGTGGAAACCATCGGAAACCACTTTTTTAAATATCTCTATTTCAAGGCCCTCTCGCCATCACCCGTTTCCATTCTGTACCCGTATCAGGAATTCGCCAGGCACCTCTAAACAAACTCTCAGAACCTCGATAAACAAAAGGTTTTGAGAGTTTTCTTTTTCTGTAAATTCTCATTTTGACGCATTTTTGACGCACATTCGAATAATCTGAAATAATCTGAGATTATTCGCTCAGATTTGTACAGATTATCAGATTATTTACCTTTGCAGATTCCATCCTTTAAAATCTTGATAGCCTCCTTCAGACCCTGCACCTGCCCTTTCAGCTTGGCTATCTCGACTTCATGGGACTTGCGGCCATCAGCCTCAGCTTCATCAAAGAAGTAGCCAACGGGGACATGATAGAACTTGGCAATGCGCTCCAGAGTGCTGGCGCGTGGATCTGCGCCGTTGATAATATTCATGATGGCCTGATAGGTCGTACCCATCTTCCTGGCATCACCATACCTGTCTGTACTACTATTAAACAGTTTCTTAATCTTTCCAGTATTCATAACAATACACGTATTATTCTATTCCATCGGTCTTTACAAATATCACACCCATAACAGAGCCCAGCATAACTGCCACATTATACACCTTGTCTATTAACAAATACTCGCCAGGGTGTGTAAACTGGACATATAGTCCTACAATCATAACAACACATAGAAAGATACACAGCAAAAGCGAAACGGCATTATTATGGCTGGGGGCTGTTTTTGCCCCGCCATAAATAAATGCAACACCAGAACCAGCAAAGATGGCTACAGAGAGTGCGTCCCTGGCTATCTCAAACGGAATAGCAAAGACATTTCCCTGAATGAAATTTATTACATGGACTACCACAAACGCTAAAATAGCTGCTGGCAGAACAGCAATCCATCTTAAAATGTTTTTACTATCCATCCCCCCTACTTCGCTTTATACAATTCCTGCATCTCTTCTGTAATCTCCATAAACTTCATCCAGATGTTGTACACCTTGTTTTCTTTTTCAACAAGTTTAGGGTCCGACATTCGGGTGAGTTCTTCTTTCAGCTTGCGGTTTTCTTCACGGAGCTTGCTAACTTCTGTATCTGTATCAATCTCATAGAAAAATCCCATGTCAACCTTTAAAATACGACACAACTCTTCAAGGAATCCCGTTTTAACATCTTTGGCGTTCAATGTCTGGTTTACAGATTGGGGAGGAACGCCAAGCATGCGGGCAATGTCTGCCAAGACATAACCTGCATCTTTCAATTTCTTGTCTAACTCTTCTCCACTCATATCTACTTTTATTTATTAAATAACCTTAAATAATTACTTGTATTTATTGTTTTATATCTATTTTTATTTATCTTTGCACTCAGTAAGCGTTCGGAACGTGTTCCGTAAATGTCCGCAAGTGAGTGCAGACTGCAAATATACAAAGAATAATTGATAAATCAAAGTATTTATAAATAAAAATTTATATGGCACTGACAAGACCGACCATCCAATTACCCAGAGGCGCAGCAGACAGAATCATGCAAGCTGAGGGATGCAGCAGGACAGCACTCTATGCTGCTCTGAACCATACATCGCATAGTGAAGAGGCCAAGCGTCTCAGGAAAGTAGCTGTAACCATGTATGGCGGTGTGGAATTCAAGAAACCAATCGTTTAACTCAATACATTATGAAAAAAGAACTAATAACCTACATCAAGAAGTCCCACATCAAGGCAGTCCAGAAGTTCAACGAAGAATTGCATGCCTTTGAGAAAGAGACTGGCGAGTACCCTGTTACTCTCTATGAGGATCCTCTTACCAGCTTCACGCTGTGCGACATTGCCATCAGTCAGGATGGCCAACTGTTCTATACCTACGACGGGCAGGTAGAGTTTGAGGTCGAAGTTGTCTACGACGAAGAGACCAACGACTACTATGAAGAATTTGGCTCTGAGTCTATCATGGAGTACATCAAGTTCTGGCGCAAGTGCCTGCGTCGCGCAAAGCGCTACTGGTCTATGGACTCTGAGAAGCTGGATGCCATTCAAGACGGAGAGATTGAAGATGACGAAGAAGAGGAGGATTGACTATGGCAAAGCTATTTAAGATTGATGGCTTCAAAACTGCTATCAGGCTCGACAGGGTGGACGCAGTCGACCGTGTTGATAATGGGAAAGGCGAAGAGCTCCTTAGAATATTCATGTCTGGCATGGACGGAGGCTACAATTTTAACTTTGGTAAATACGGAGAGATGGCCGACAAGGCTTTTAATGACATCGTTAAAGAAATTGAGGAACTATGACGAATACAATGACAGCAACACAGATGGCTAAGGCTTACGGCCTTAAGTCGCCCCAGGCTTTCAACAAGCTCATGGTGAAGTGCAGAGTGCTGGTAGATACCGTTAAAGGTTACGTGCTGGCTGAGGCTTTTCGTGGGCAAGGGTATTTGGCTGTCATAGACCAGCCTTACTTTCTGCCTAACGGCATCCGTGCCACCAGGAAGAAGGCCGTATGGACTGAGAAAGGCCAACTGTTTGTCCGTAGGCGCCTTGGCCGCATCGGCATTTTTCCAGTCAACGAGCAGGCAGACATCTTTTCAATGAATTAAGATATATGAACATACAGACCATACTCAACTCACAGCAGGCTCCTCAGACGCTTATCATGATGTCTGGTGAACAACTGCGCCAGCTCATAGAGGATGTCACGGCCAACACCCGTCGCATCGTTGAAGAGCAGTATCAGCCGAAATACTACACCGTAGAGGATATGAAAGAGTTATTCCACTGCCAGACATCTACCATCTACAACTGGATAAGCAGAGGCAAAATAAAGGCCTACAAGATGGAGGAAAATGGTCGGACGTACTTTGACCAGGCAGAGGTGCGCGAGGCCATGAGAAGCGGTCTGTTGGGCAAATACGTACACAAATAAACCAATACTACTATGAAGAAATTCAAACGTACAGCAGTAGCAATCATCTGCGGCATCGTAGCTTTCTTCCTGCTCATGGGATGGGTTGGCGACTACGACTACTGCGAGCAGGTCATCCTGCATATGTCACAGGAACAGTACGACTCAGTGAAGAACATGCTGGCTGATCAGACGGGAGAGACACCCTCTGACAGGGACATCGCCCACTGGTGGGCTGAACACCACTATAAGTAGCTTTCCTCCTTTCATTTTTAGAATTTATATATTAACTAGTTTTAGGTTTTTAGTTCTTTAAGACTGGGCAGCGGCCCTTTCTGCAAGATTGATTTTCAAATTTCCTGCTGGTTCGTGAGAATAGGCAGTTTTCAAACGAACAAATCCATTCATAAGAATAGAATGTTACAATTCACTTGTATGCAAAGGGCAGCGGCCCTGGCTGTAAAAATGATTTTCTATTACCCCCTGCTGGTACGCGAGTATAGGCAGTTTTAAGTAAACAACATCTCAAATTACAATAAACAATATGGCAACAAAAACAACAACACCACAGCAGACATCGACTCAGACGACTCCAAAGGTTGTCTGCTGTCTCAACTGCCTCCATGCGAATCTGCATCGCTATGGAAACAATCCCATCCTGGCTGCATGCATGTGCAAGCCCCAGCCGGACAATGAGAAGTTTCCATACGCTGTAGAGGTGGCCTGCCATCTGCGTCGCTGTATCGACTGGAAGCTTGACCCAGAGAGAAAGGTTGTTGAACTGCGTAGCAAGGTAGCATAATGGGCGGGTGGTATAAAAGACAGCGTAACATTCCTGAGCGTCCTTGGTTCAAGGATGCAAAGGTGCTCCAGCTTTTCGACTATCTGGAGGCGACGGCCTATGTCACCGATGGGATGTATGAGGGTACAATCATCCGTCGTGGCTCCTGCCCTACCACTCGTCCAGACATGATGGAAGCTACGGGCCTCAGCTACAAAGAAGTAGACCGTTGTCTGCGTGTTCTTATCTCTTACGGGGAAATAATCGTTAAAGGGAACTACCGTTTTAGTATCGTAACTATCTGTGGCTATGACACTTTCAGCACACAGCAAACTTTATTTGGAACGGATGAGGGTACGACTAAAGATACTACTGAGGGTACGACTCAGGGTACTACTGAGGGTACGGCACACCTATTAACTAAAGAAGAAAGATATAAAGATATTCTTATAACTCCTTACAGTCCTTATAAGAAGGAGAGAGAGACACAAGATGTGGGCTTAGAAGTAAAAAAGAGATATAACAAGACTTTTGACGGCATTCTTCAGCCGTGTGTCAGACTGACGCTTCCGACAAAACTGATGGTGGAGGATTGTGTGCGTCGTTTTGGATTGCAGGCAGTCGACCTGGTCTTTGAGCAAATCCTACAGGAACCATTCTCGCTGGGACAGAACAAGACTGGTTTTATTGCCAGCTTCCAATACATCTTCAAGCCTGCCAACTTCCAACAGTACCTGGAACGTGCACAGCTGCGTCGCAAGAAGCAGGAAGAGCCTCAGCAGAAAGCCAGTGTCGGTGTTATCGGTGAGGAAGTACAGACACCTACCAGGCTATCCAAGGAAGAATACGAGCGAGACATGCGACAGGCTGCTGCAAACGGCAATGCACAGGCACAGCGTCTGGTAGCATTATGGGACTCACAAACAAACTAAGAAAGATTATGGCAAGAATACATCATAAAGAATCAGATATACAGATACGTATCGTCAAGTTCTTCAGAGTCACCTATCCTGACTTTGCATACCTGATGTTCCATCCACACAACGAGGGCAATGCCTTTACTCGCCAGCAACAAATCATTGCCAACAGGGAAGGTGTCACCAAAGGAGTCTCTGACTTGGTATTCCTCATCCCTACACTGCACTACCACTTCCTGACTATCGAAGTGAAGAATGGTACCAAAGGGCGCCAGAGTGAAGAGCAGAAGTTGTTCCAGCGCTATGTAGAGGCCATCGGTGGTAAGTATGTGGTGGCACGTACCTATGAGGGTGCTGTGGACTATATCAACCGCTACATGGATGATGTAACATTAGTTAACTACGGCGCTGTCGGTGCTGTCACCAAGGCTATAGAGAAAGAGCGTACTGCAGAAGCACAGCGTGAACTACAGAAACTCATGAACAAGAATATTGAAAACTCAGAAATATCAAAGTCACTATGAACGAGAAAGAAGAAACAATCAAGCCAGAGCGTTCAATGATGTCACCATTCTGCGAGGCACTGATGAAATCTTGTGAGATGATTGACGACCTACGCATTCCCTCTGACACTGCCCTTGTGCTCTGTACTGACGGAAAGATTCTGGAGGTACGCCAGTGCGGACTCTATCCAGATGCGCTACGCATGCTCTACACGAAAATGAGTCATGATGACAAGTTTGCAGAGCTGATTACGGAGGCTAGCCTACTCTACTCTCGACACGTCCTTGGCAATAAGGTTCCTACTTCCACGACTATTATTAAACCCATCAAATAAGTACAACTATGACAACAGAACAATTCCTTAAATTACAGATTGGTACATTCATCACCGATCATGAGGACATCAACAGTCCAGAGAACTATTGTAAGATACTCCAGTTCAGGGGTACAGAAATACAGCTGCAGCCCTACGACGGCGTAGACAAACCATCAGAGGTTCACCCATACTGGGAAGACTACCGTAACATCAATCTCACCGAGAAACTTTACCCCTCTGAGTTTAAGATGCTGTAACTATGCGTATCGGACTGATAGACGTTGACGGACATGCCTCTAAGAAAAAGTGGGGTGCGACGATATATCCCAATATCGCCCTGGCTAAGATTGCACGCTTCCATCGTGGATGTGGCAACACTGTAGAATGGTACAGCCCATTTGCAGAGCATTATGATTGGGTGTATATGTCAAAGGTGTTTAACTTCTCACCAGACTATCCCTACGTCATCAAGAATGCTGTCCACATTATCAAAGGTGGCACTGGCTATGTAACAGATATTGACTCTACGCCAGTTCTAAATATGAACCAGCAGACTAACTATATCTTTAATTTGCCACCAAGTGTTGACCACTGTCAGCCCGACTACAGCATCTATCCCAACATCCCCAAGGACTATGCCTACGGCTTCCTGACAAGAGGATGCCCCAACAAGTGCAAGTGGTGTGTGGTTCCTAAGAAGGAAGGTGCCATCCGTCCGTATATGGACGTTGACGAGATAGCTATTGAGGGCCGTCATAAGCTGGTGCTCATGGATAACAACTTCTTGGCTGCTGGTGACTACGCTCATGAGCAGCTGGACAAGATAATAGAGCGTGGCTACCGTGTAGACTTCAACCAGGCACTAGATGCCAGACTGGTGACGGATGACTTCGCCCGTAAGCTGGCACAGGTGAAGTGGCTCGATAAGAACCGCATACGCTTTGGCTGCGACACACCAGCACAGATACAGGAGTGTGAACGTGCCATGAGCCTCATCGACTCTTATGGCTTCAATGGGGAGTATTTTCTCTACACCATGCTCAACGATGACTTCTGGGAGTGCTACCACCGTATCACGTACTGGTGGAAACGGCTACAGGATGCACGCCACAGCAAGAAAGGCAACTGGGTATATGCCTACGCACAGCCCTACAGGGATCCCGTCAATCCTCACCATCAGATACCGCAATGGCAAAAGGATATGGCAAACTGGGTTAACAAGAAAGCGCATTTTGTGGCCCATAGCTTTGAGGACTTCCAGCCTCGCAAAGGGTTCAGATGTAAAGTGTATCTATTAAAATCTAGACAATTATAAAACAGAACAATTATGACAGGAATAGAATTTAAAGACCTATGTCAAGACGACCAAATAGTCATGGGCGGCAAGACTTACCGTGTAGAGGACACTGACCGCATGGGACGTGTTCAGCTGCAGCAGATGAAATACTACATTGACGTGTGGGATTATTGCGACGAATAATATGACTCTGACGAAGCTGCTTACGAAGCTGCCAGTAACATCGTTGATGACTTGAAGGAGGATCTTAAAGAACTTCAAGAGTATCTGTCAGAATTAAAATCTGATGACGAAGCATACGACGAGACGCAGGAAGAGATTGACAAGATTGAAGAGCAGATAGACGATCTAAAGTTTTGTGACATCGAGACAGAAGAATGTGGTAAGCCTTTCTGGATGCACTACAAAGATATTGATGCAGAAGATATTTTAGACGATTAACCATGGAGATAGCAGAGATATACTACAAGGCGAAAGACGGTAAGATATTTACTGACCCGTTGGAGTGTGAGGAATACGAAAAGAAAATCGGTATTCTGGACGGCTCCGTAGGCGACCTTATCCACACACTGGAGAAGGTTGCGCAACCCAAAGACTATATCTTTGGTATAGCATTGGTAAGGAAGCCTAACGGTGCTGCCAACGTGTATACACGCTGTACGGCATACATAGGTCACAAGCTGGAGGATTACGTAAACGTGGAAAACCTGAGCAAGGAACAGCTTTACGAGAGTGCTACCGTTGACGATTTGATTCAGGCATTGAAGCAAGAAGACAAAGACCTACCATGTCAGTGGTTTCTGATATGGTCTGAGAATATAGACATGCATGGATTTAGCATGATGTCAAACTACAACAAGGCTGCATGGCCAAAGGACGAAGACAAGAAGTAATTACATAATTTTAAAACGTAACAATTATGAGAAGTAGAACAGCAAACTGGTTCATCTGCAAAATCCGCTATGAGAAGACCATGGAGGATGGCTTGCAGAAGAAAGTGACAGAACAGTATGTAGTGGATGCCCTGAGCTTTACTGAGGCTGAGGCACGCATCATTGAACAGATGTCCGCTTACATAAGCGGAGAGTTTGAAGTGGTGGAGATTGATCGCTGCCAGTTCCATGAGGTATTCTTCAGCGACGAAGAGATGGCCGAAAAGTGGTATAAGGCAAAGCTGCAGTTCATCACCATCGACGAAAAGACGGAGAAGGAGAAGCGCTCCACCGTCAACTATCTGGTACAGGCTGGCAGCTTTGAGGGTGCACGAAAGAACATTGATGAAGTCATGGGAGGCACCATGATTGACTATGTCATCAACACCGTCAAAGAGACTGTCATCATGGACGTGTTTGAATATGTGGCCACTAAACAAGAAGAAAATCATCCTGAGTATGAAAAATAAATATTAACCCTTTAAATTCAATAAACATTATGAACGAAGTAATCGGAAAGAAAGTGATTATCCGTGCAAACCGTGCGGGAGTGTTCTTCGGAACATTGAAAGACAAACAGTACACCCCAGCAGGTGTAGAGGTTAAACTGGAGAATAGCCGTCGCATCTGGTACTGGAAAGGTGCTGCCAGCCTCAGCCAGATGGCAACAGAGGGAGTGAAGGAACCTGAGAGTTGTAAATTCTCTGTCGTAGTGCCCAGTCACATTGTTGAGCAAGTCATTGAGATCATTCCCTGCAGCGACGAAGCTATCAACTCTATTGAGAACGTGCGAGTATGGAGAAACCATTAGACGAACAGATTAAGCAGTTCCTTGCCGTAAGCTATGGCTCTGGCTATGGCTCTGGCGATGGCTCTGGCTATGGCTCTGGCTATGGCTCTGGCGATGGCTCTGGCTATGGCGATGGCTCTGGCTATGGCTCTGGCTCTGGCGATGGCGATGGCGATGGCTCTGGCGATGGCTCTGGCGATGGCTATGGCGATGGCTATGGCGATGGCTATGGCGATGGCTATGGCGATGGCTCTGGCTATGGCGATGGCTATGGCGATGGCGATGACATCCCTGAGTTCAACAATCAGAAGGTATATTGTGTTGACGGTGTAGCTACACTGATAGATTCCGTACATAGGAACTACGCTAAAGGACGCATCCTGAATAACGACTTCACTACGACGGACTGCTACATTGCAAAGGTCGGCAACTACTTTGCTCATGGTTCTACATTGGAACAGGCATTACATGATGCAGCTGCCAAGTACGAAGAAAACCTGCCAGTAGAAGAGCGCATCAGTCTGTTCCTGCATCAGTACCCTGATCCTGACGTGAAGATACCTGCCAAGGAACTATACGACTGGCACCATAAGCTCACCGGTTCATGCACCGCTGGACGCAACCATTTTGCCCAGGAACATGGGATTGATATTGAACACGACCAGTTTACCGTCCGTGAGTTTATCGCGCTCACAGAAAATTCCTATGGCAGTGACGTTATCAAGCAACTCAAAGAAGCTGTAAAAAGCAATAAATAACTCTTTTAAAACAACAAGTAATTATGTTACAAATGACACAGTACACAGGGACAAAGACCATCAAGGCATGTCCCATGACTCTTGGCGAAGCCGAGAAAGTATTAGGACGCAGCATCGACACATCCTCAGTAGAAGACCGCAACAGCACACCTGGCTACTTGGTGGAGTATTCCGACGGCTACCGTTCATGGTCACCCAAGGAAATCTTTGAGCGCTCCTACCGTATCAGCGAGACACACATTGACCGTATGCTCATTGAGAAAGAGGAACTTGAAAAGCGTTTCCTGGCTGGACGCAAATTCACATTCTCTAGCAAGTTTGCATCACTTTCAGAGTTACAGAAGAAGCTTCTGCGTAAACAGCTTGACATCATGGAGAGTTACCTCTATACACTATGCGAGCGTATCGGTGTAGATGTAGCCATCGAAACTGAACGTAACGGATGTGGTGACCCCTTACCACATGAGTAACTGACATCAGGGCGACCACTTTTCGTCGTTTTCCCTGGTCGCCCTGCTATTTACCTACTAGTATATGACCAAGCATCTTGATACTCTCTATGTGGTGACAGGCATCTCTAGGCTGACTGGCGAACGTGAGAACGTCAGCAAGCCTGCACCCATCATCAAGGCGATAAAGCTGTGTAGCAAGTGGAAGAAGAAGCCTGCCTGCAAGCGTGCTTATCTCTGGCTAAGAGTGGAACCTTTTTACCCCCCTATTCTGTAATCAATAAGTAAGACTATGCCTTTCAAAGTAAGATACGACATCTATGAGCCGAACAAGCAGGCTCCCTGCATACAGACCTTCGACCGCATGTACGCATGGGCAGAGCTGAACGACCGCCAAAAGAAGCCTGGCATGGCGCTCACCCGCATGACAACGACTGTCATTCCTGAAGAGCTGACAAGTGCTGAGCAATACCTCTACCTGGTCTATCAGGTGCGTAGTCTGCAGAAGCGCTACTGGGCCAACGGCAAACAAAAGGACGATCTGCTGGCGTCACTGGCCAAGGAGAAAGAGCTAGACAACAAGAATTCCAATATCCGCTACCACTTGCAGGAGCATCCCAAGTACCGCATCGACGATACTGCTGCATACCAGTTCTTTATCACCGTTGAAGACTGGCGTACTAAATGGAAAGCTTATTTTGCGGCCAAGAAGAGTGGCGACCATAAAGCTTCAGCAGAGTTGTATATGGCTTGCCGTGACTTAGAGAAAAGAATAGACGAACACATCAAACAAGTAATAGGACTATGAACACAGCAAGAACCACCACTTCCGCTACTTCTCCAGCAGGCAAGTATATCACCGTCACCATCGACGTGATGATACACGGAGGACGGACCTTCTACAAGCAGTTGCACTACAAGCACTGCTCGCTCTATCGCTTCGACAACTCCGCACTGTCGGCAATGGCACAATGGATTGCTGACATGCTGCCGTCTGTCAACACTCGCTCTGACGTTGTCTGCTTCTGCAAGATGCCAAGTGGCGAAGAGGCTGTTATCAGTTTCAATCAACAATCAAAGAGAAATTAACGCATGACTACGATACCACCATTCAACCCAGAAGCAGAGGACATAAAGCGCTCCGTCCGCTATATCCTTGACAATGCACCCATCCAGCACCTCACAGAGGAAGAAGTGCTGACAACCATCAGGCTGCTACAGCTGGAGGTATGGCTACAAAGTTCAAAGCTCTCACGCTACAGTGTTACCATCTACCAAGACGATGAACGCTTGCAGAGCCTTACGGACGATGACCGCTTGCTGGCTATGCTGCTGCACTGTCGCTGCCGCAACAATCTACTCTTGCAGTACAAGCTACTGCTGTGGGCCTTTGGTCATACCGAATATCACTGGAAGAAGGTCGTCAAGCGCTGTCCCATCATTGAGATGACTTCCCAGACCGTCAATGGCCAGTATGGTGGCCGATACCTGGGCAAAGGTTATGTCATTGCCAAGCATATCCAGTCACTACGCACTTGGATCATACAGCACAGCAACAAAGAAGAATACAAACAACTAAAAGCGTAACACACATGCCAAGAAAGAAACTATCAGAAATGACGTGTCTTGAACGAGCAGATAAGATACTTGGAGGCCGTACATTGGAAGAAGCAGAAGAGGCAGGTGTCGAAATTCTTGCACGCTGCATGGCTCTTCACGTCTATGCACGCAAGGATGGGGAGGAATGGTTTAAAGACGTAATGCGTCGTATTGCGGAACGTGGCGACCAGTGGGCGCATGAAGGGAACCATCCTACTCTCCTTGCCTTTGCTGCTGTCGGGTATAAATACGAAAAGGAACAACAAGCTAAAAAATCGAATTAACTATGAAACTGATAGACAAAGATACTGTAGTAACAGAGATTGAGCGTCGTATAAACAACATCATACGTACGCCAGAAGAGGAAGCAGAGCTAAAGCAAAACTTCCCAGACCAATACGGTATTATCCTTGGCTACCGTGCTGCTCTTTCCATCCTTGACAAGGAACAAGATTTAGTTTACTCGACACCCTCAAAGTGGAAGCCGAGTGAAGAGCAGATGAAGGTTTGTAATAAAGACTTTGAATCATATATGAAGGAGAATAGTATGACAGACAAAGAGATAATAAAAACAGTTGACGGTATTGTGTTTGCTCAACTTGAAGAAGGAGAAATAATGGTTCGAAGCCATTATTTCAAGTCAGAGAGTTTGAAATACTTAGACGAAGTGAAAATGATAATCGTTAAGGAGGACTAAGATATGACAGCAAAGGAACTATTGGAATTTATACGGCTGAAATGGAAAATTGGAAGCCGTATGGTAGAGGTCACGGAAACGATGGACTTACAAGAAGCGAGCGAGACCTATGCGAAGTACGTGTGCAAGATGTATGGATGGGAGCCTCGATTCTTTAGCGATTACACTAACCATTTCTGCTCTATCGATCTTGCATTCATGGACGGTTACATCAAGGCAATGCACGACAACGGCTACGAGTTCAAGAACGGCTTGGTAAAGAAGCGCGACATCACGAACGATATGCCGTGCGGTGCGCTCGACTACTACCGCAAGGATGCCATCGCAGACACGAAGGCAAAGGCAGTCGAGGTTCTGAAACGAGTGATGGAGAAGTACGAATCATCGAAGCAGAACATCAACGTGATTGTGAATGCTTTCGAGAAAGAGATTAAGGAGGACTAACTATGAAAGCAAGAAATAAACATGCTGGAGAAGAATGCGAAGTCTGGTGGCTTTGTTGTGATTGTGGCAGAAAGTGTGCTGCAACAGATAAGCCAAACTATCAGGACGATGCAGGATATTGGAACTACAATGCTGTAGTAGATGATTACGAGTTTCTGACCAAGGACGGTTGGGTAGATGGACTAGATTATATTAAGAACCCTTATAGTTACCGATTATGACAGACACTTTACGTTTTTACACATTCCTGGCACTGCTTGTATGGTTTGTCGTATGGCTTGCCATCGTTGCCGTACTAAGAGCCACACAGAGCGAAAAGGAAAAGCAGGATGAAACATACTGCGCTATCCACAACATACCATTTATGAGCACGACAGAGTGCTGGACGGGTATCTCTATATTCTGGCCTGTACTCTTGTTACTCATTCCCTTCTTTTTACTCTACAAAGCAATTTACAACTTAACAAAGAAATATACAGCACATGAAAAAGATAATGTTTGATAACCACTACGGACTAGAGTCTGCCGTACTGTATGGCACAAAAACTATGACTCGACGGATTGCTACAAAATGTAATGGTGAGATAAAAGGTATCGAGAAATTCATTTCGGATGTTGGTAATTTTGAAACTGCCTCAAGATACGTCATACAAAAATTTGCCAAGTACAAAGTTGGCGACGTGGTGGCTATTGCACAGTCATATAAAGAAGCAGGCTACGACGAAGACATTAAAGTCCGCTGTAAGGGTAAATGGCACGTTATCGGTTTTACTGCAGGATGGGAAAATAAGATGTTCGTCCGTGCCGACGAAATGCCTCACCAGATACAAATCACAGACGTAAAGCTGGAGCGCCTACAGGACATCACAGACGAAGACTGTAGGAAGGAAGGTATACAGAAGATTAACTTTGATTTATGTGATTTCAAAGGTGTCAGATATAGTTACGGTGGTATGACGGGCGACATTACCCGTCACCTTACTCCACGCGATGCTTTCCATGAACTTATATGCAAACTCTCAGGCAAAAATATCTGGATTGACAACCCTTACGTATTCGCTTACACATTCAAACTCATTAAATAACATCATGATGACTCTTGGCACAACAGTATATTTGGCATGGTACGACTTCCAGAAGCAGACGGAACACATCTGCAAAGGTGAGGTGGTTGACAATGAGCTGTGGGCTGGCACCAAGCAGGCAGACATGATCAATGTCAGCTTCCAGCCGCCTGGTATGAAAGCACCCATCTGCCACCACTTTACTGCTGATAAGCTTTCTGAAGATGCTACCAACGTCCCCCACGACGACTGTTACCTTGTCTGTGGCAAAAAGACCCGTGCTTTTGAGCACGACCACACTGTGCGACGTGGCTCCGTCACGTCGGCCACCTCTCCCTCCGATGCCTGGCAACGTAAGGAACAGTTTAAGGCAGACCATTGGGACTATGAGCACGGCCACCTGTGGCTGGAATACCTCGACGAGTTCTACCAGCTCTGGCGTGATGCCATTGCAGCAAAGCTTGGCTATCCATCACAGTGTCCGACGGTTTCCCCTTCGGTTCCAGACCAGCCTGTACCGAAAAGTGCTCCAGTCACTCTGCCGTCACATAAGGAAGCCACCACTCCTGCTGCATCTCCAGCAGGAAAGCGCAAGCGCACCACTGGAACTATCACATATAACGACTCAATACAAACCTCATTATTCGAATAACATTATGAAAAAGATTTTATTACTTATCGCAATCTCCTTGGCATGCATGTCAAATTCAAAGTGTGATAACGGTTTTTCCTTTGAGAATGACGAATGCACTTACTTGGTACTTGACAAAGGTAGCGAAGTCGGCTCTCATTTCAACATGTTCCACAAGGATGGATTTGAAGTGAGCACAGATTACTTTGTAACGTTTAAAAACACAAAGACTGGCCACGTTTTTGTACACAAATTCAGAGAGGGGAAGGATTATTACATGTTCCAAAAAGGTAAGACTTACAAGTGTAGGCGATTCCACGAAGACAATAAATACTAAATAATTATGAAGAAAGAAGACTTTATCGGCAAGTTCATCTTGCGTGCAGGCGACCTGAAACCTGAAGAGATAACGCCATACTACTGGCATAGTCAGGGTATCACCATCTCCTACTGTCAGTACCTGAAATCTATCGGTTTGCTCTTCAATGACAAAGAGGATGCAGAACAGCATTACAGGTGCATCATGGGTAGCATGAAGATGCCAAGTATCCATACCAAGTCAAACCCTATACCAATCCCTCAATATGCCAAATATATTAAGGCTGTCAAGCCTCGCATCTATCTCTCAGGCCCTATCAGCAATCACGACCTGGAAGAGCGCCGTCAAGCATTCAAGAAAGCACAAACGGTACTGGAGGCAGAAGGTTTTACCGTGTTCAATCCTATGGAGAATGGTTTGTCCGCTGAGGCTACCACCCACGACCATATGCACCGCGACCTTGCCGTGCTTACCAACGAAGACATTCCTTTCACCGCTATCTATATGATGACTGGCTGGCTCCATTCTGCTGGTTGCAAGTTGGAGTTTGACGTGGCAACAGCTATCGGCCTCAGCGTCATCATGGAAATAGATGAACAAAACACCAACTCAGTATTAATCAATTTCAAATAACATTATGAACAGAACATTAGACCTCCTCTGGCTCCGTATCCGTGAATACTTCAAGCATCCTGCCGAAGACATCCGTACGGCCAATCCCGTCGTTCCTGGACGTCTCTACAACAGCTTTGGATACATTATCAAGGCCGTACCACTTACTGAGCGTGAAGCGCTCTTCATTAAACAGTCTGCTGACCGTGGTGCATTACCCATCGAACTGCTGCGTGACATCAAGCATGGCCCAGATGCTATCAAGCAGATTGCACAGCTTCAGGAGATGCCAGGCTTGTCACTAACAGATCTGCCGTCGCGCTGCAACTTCTGCGACTTTCACAGACAGGGACTTCCCTGCCCCATCTACAACATTCTGCAAGACGGTTCAGTAGTATGCGACTCCCATAAGTATATCATCCTCAAAAATCAATAGCAATGACAGAACAAAAAATCACTATCAATCGCAAGGCTCGCAAAGCCATCCAGAAGCACGTCAAGAATAAGAATAAAGACCACAAGAAGATGGTCACGTCCGACGATGTCAAGGTAGTCTACAAAGATGACTCCTACATTGACAAAACCAAGAAGGTGTTCTCCAGCGGCATGGCTGCTGTCAAGGAACGCCTGGCACAAAAGAATGCCAAACACGAACTTCCTGAGCGCATCATCACTGAGCGCCGTCCACTGCGTACCACCTGCCTCATCATCAACCGTGAGGGTAAAGAGCGTGCATTCCTGCCTGACAAGAAGCCATGCTACAAGATACTGGTGCATCGTTCCGTGGCCAAACACATGGTGTCGGCTGTCTGCATGCTCCTGCGAATTGCCCGTAACCGTACCATTGAGACGGACGAATATCTGGATGGCTCATGGGCTATCACACCAGCAGAATACCGCATGATGGCCTCCACGACCATTCAGAAGGTACGCCGTCGCCCGTTCTGGTTCCTCCGTCGCTACTGGTACGAGATTTCCTTTGATGGGCGTGTGCAACCTGCTCACCTGCTCTTCGACTACGATATCGACCCAACGGCCAAGAAAACACGCCTCTGGATTACCCGTGAATATGTGCCCATTGCTAAGACAGACCGCTTCAATGATTACTTCCGCTTCTGGCGAAAAAAGCCAAAGGATGCACACACAGGAGTTCTTCCCTGGTAACAGCAACATGGGGTGTCCCACGAAATGAGACACCCCAACATTCTCCTGAAACAATCAATTACCTATATTGTCATCGTGTTTTTCTTCACCCAACGGCTCTTTGGGAATGGGAGGTGGCAAAGGTGATGAGCTGCCAAATCCACCACTAAGCATACCCAACAGTAACAATGGCAACACACCACTGGAAAATTCCATTTTCTCCTTGTCGCCATAGATTCTGTTGGTCAACGCATTCAGGTACATTTCCATACCAGCACGCTGACTGTTCAGCAGGGACTTTTCTTTCTCACTCAAGGTAAAGAACTCTTCTGAGTTCATGTAGTCTACCAGCTCTAAGAGCTTTCTACATGGGAACAAATCGCCAGTCATCTAGAACGACCTCAAAATCTGAGAGCATTTTTAACGTTCCACCTACCAATTTCAATGCTTCATACCTTTTCATCGTGCAAAATTTTGTTCATTCAAAAATATTCATTACCTTTGCACCCATCTCACCTCAGCATGGAATAAACCCACACACAGGAAAAAGAGGGTTACCGTCCCCTGGCTCCCGTGTGTGGGTTCGTTCATAAATGAGGTGAGATGCTTTTATGAAAGTCAGGGGACTTTTTCATTCCCCATGCTTTTCTGCTGTGCCCGCTGGTTCTGTCAGCGGGTATTTATTGCGCCTTGCGGCTCCGTCGTATGGATATTAGTACCACTCCGGCTACGAATCCTATCAGTGCTCCTGCCAGCCATTCCCTGACACTCTCCCAGAGTGTGTGCGGCTTCTCCACCACCACTTTCTCTGTCTTCTGCTCTTTCATTGCCTGGTCACGCTGGCTCAGTGCTTCCCTGAGCATGGCCTTATAGATCTGCGTACTGTCAGTCTTCTCACGGAAATGCTCCATGTTATGCCAGGACTCCTTGCTCTTGATATTTCCATGTTCGTCTTTGACAATAACAGTGCTGTCCTTGATACGCACAGAGTCCTTGATGTTGGTAACTATCCGTGTGGAGTCTTTGATACGCACAGAGTCCTTGATATTCACGCTGTCACGTATATCACGCTCCTCTGTCAAGCTATGGCTGGTTTTACAACCAACCATAGCTGTCAGCGCTACAAATAACAATATTATCTTTTTCATATGGTACAAAAGTACAAACTTTATACCACATGAACGTTATAAAATATGCACGCAAAAACACGAACTGATTAATTATCTTCATCGTAACAGATGTATCTGTTGAATGCTTTCTCGCTCGAATGGCCCGTTGCTCTCAGAATCTTGTTTCGTGGTATGTTTCGCAGGGTGTTGATGGTGGCGAATGAGCGTCTTGCACTATGAGAAGATATAAGCTGGTATCTCAGTTTCGTCTCGCGGGTAATAACGCCGTTAATCTTATTATCAATATGCACCTCGTCCATGAAGTCCTCGCCTATATGGTGCAAAAGCTCATGCAGATACGTGTTGTAGTTGTTGATGTCGCCCGTATATGGCGCATGGTAGCCATATTTCTCCAGTATGGCAAAGGTGATACGGCTGTCGATGCTCAGCGAGTTGATAGGCACGAAACACTTGTTGCCTGTCTTCTGCTGGACTATCGAGAACTGCCCATTGCGGAAGTTCTCAGGACTGATGCGCACAAGGTCGGAATATCGCTGACCGAGGTTGCAGCCAAGCACGAACATGTCACGCACTCGTTCCAATGTCTCAATCTTGTTCCGGCGCAGTTTCAACACCTTCTTCGAGCGGAAACTGTATGTCGGCTCTTGACCAATCTTGAAGTGATAGATGTGCGAGATTTCATCAGGCGTGAGCGAAATCTTGCTGGGGATGTAGTTCGGGATGTCAACCTCGGAATAACTTGGATTGAGCTTAACACCATACTTCGACGACCAGTTGAGCACCGCAATCAGGTTGGCTTTTACGTGGCCGATGGTAGAGTACTTCAGTCCTTGGTCTGCCAAGAACGGAACGAAGTGATTCCAGAATACAGAACTAATCATGGCAGGCATGATGGTGCAACCAAACTGCTGCTCGATGTCCTCCAACTTGTTCACCAGCATGCGGTAATTCTGTTTAATCTTGGGATGCGAACGTGACTTGATCTCGCACATCTTACTAATACACTCGATAAGTGTACAGTTGCTCAGATCGAGCGAAAACATGTCACTCATACTTGATGCCAGGAACTCGCGGAATCCGCTGTTGGCATTACTCTGATAAAATCCTTGCATCATCATATCTGTATCTGCAATAAATATGGGGCAGCGTTGCGCGTTGCTATGGCCATTCATGCAAATGCCACCAGGTCCTTTCGGATGACTGACGCTGCTGCCCCAATGGGGTTCAATTACAATAATATGGCAGATACAACAAATGCCACCTATGATGGCGGCATCGACGTACCGCATGAATGTTTAAGCGGTGCAAAGATAAACATTAATCCTGAAACCTCCAAGCAATTTCCAAAATTTAACAAAAACAAAGGGACGCAGGCCATGAAAACCTGCATCCCTTATGTATTGAGTTATTGAGTTATTACAAGAACTATTTACTTATTCCACTTTAACAAGGCAAGAATAAGTAATCTTATTTGTTGTATCTCTTGCTGTTATTATAGCAGTGCCAGCAGCAACTCCAGTAACAACTCCAGAACTATCTACAGATGCTATGTCTGTATCGTTTGAGTTCCATGTAATATTTCCTGCGAGTCCAGAACTAATTGTTATACTTGAACCAATGGAAACATTATTTACAGCATAACTGATATGCCTTTCTTCTACAGGGTTGCTGTCATCAATACCATCCCTAACAAGTCCACCTATCCTCACCATGTAAATTAACTCATTGGCAAAGTCAGTAATAACAGCATCAAAAGATTGCTCTGTAATGGTATTAGGGACTCTTGTTCCTGATGGTACTTCTGTCCCATAATACTTATCAGCGGCTTCTATTATCATTGGCACTCCATTACTGATAAATCGTACTCTGTCAAAGTGCCAGTGACCTTGAAGAATTGCAACCACATCACCTTTTCCTGAATCTGCATTGACGGCTTTTATTGCATCGGCAAACACTTTAACACCACCTGATATGGTGTCACCATAATTCGCATCTCCATCTGGCCATGTACCATTCCAACCACAGAACCAGTGAACAAATATAAATACTTTCCAACCGCTTTCTACATTAAGAGCTTCATTAGCAAACCAAGTCTGCTGTTCAACATCTGTATATCCACCATTTAAGTCAAAATTAAGTATAACGTATCTTACTTTTCTTAAATAATTATCAAAGTAATAATACAGTTTTTCTATGTTTCCATGATAATCATTTCTTTCGTTATTGTAACAATAGTCAATTAAACTATTAGCATTTGCACCAAGGATGTCAGGCTCATGGTTACCAACAGCAAAAATAGTTTCTCCGTTCCATGCCCTGCGTAGTTTGTCTGTGGCCTCATGCATCGTATTATAGTTAGCACCAGAACTCTGACAAATATCACCACCACTAAACATCTTACTGACATTTGTATTCTTCCTAATATAATTAAGAAGATTAGGTGACTTATGGGCATTCAGACTATTCCAATGAATATCCGTAATAAACATGAAGACATCTCCGTCGGAATTACTCTGACAACACAGTTCATTGATTCTTGCTACCTTATTCTGAATATAGTTATTTTCAAAATAATAGCCTGGTAATGCAAATTCGTATGCTTCTTCATCAAGTGCTTCCACTCTTGGGAGAAGGTTCTTTACGTCTGCACATGCTTCCTCCAAGACTTCCTTCATCTTTACAGTCTTGCACGTAATGGTAATAGTTCCAGAGGCAGTGACCCTTGTACTTCCTATTGATGTACGAATCTTAGAAGTAGCTTTTGTAAGTTGAACACGAAGTACCTCATTGTATTTTACAGATGGAAAATAGATTCTATTTGTTATGTCTTGAAAATATTGAACTGCCGATGATGTAAGAATACCATCATTCCCAGTTATAGATAGTTCTATAATCTCACCTGCTGCAATATCTACATTGATGTCGTAAGTAGTTGTTGCTGATGATGGATATGTTAAAGAAAGATTTTTTTCATCAAGCGTTTTCTCAAACAAACCCTCCTTCATCTCATTGAATGCAGATACATTGCCAACAAGATAATCAACACCTACTACAGAAATTTCAGGATTAATTTCAGTACCACCAGACTTTACAGAAACAACGAGATATTTTGCATCTGCTGGCGTTTGGGCATACACTACTTTACCTGCTGGTATTGGTACAATCCCGCCTTCTGAGCAAAGAGGTACAGTATCATTATTAGCAGGGATTGAATAATCAGTCAAGAAAGCAAAACTTATGGATATATTGGATGTAGTTCCCTTAAACAGATACTTACCGGAAATAGGAATAACAACGTGCTCATAGCCATTGGCAACATACCATTTCGTATTATTCACACTGCCAGGAAACCTGTTATACTTTGTTAAGTCAATAGTACCTCCCATCATAAAATCTGTTTCTTCTGGAAGTTTCCCTACTGTTTCAACAACTCCGTTTCCACTGTTAAAGGTGACTGTATAATCTGCTTTTAACACCGAAATCACCACCTTCATATCTTTATATGCGACAAAGGTGTGTGTTTCCTTTGTATTCGCAGTTGCTATCTTGCAGATTGGGGTAATAGTGTCGCCAATCGCTACCGAATTACTTGCAGTTGTTCCTATTACTGTATATGCCGCAGCATTAAATTTAGTCGTTACTGTAACAGACTCACCTTTTACAAGCGATATAGGTTGCGAGAATTGTATAGTACCTGCTGCTGCTATTACACCCGTTGCAGTTATCTGACCATTAGACCATGTGATATTCTTTGTCTCAGAACCTGTCAGTACATCTTCAATGTTAATTTTCTGCCAACAGCTAACATCTGTAGTAAAATCCTCTTTTGTCAAGAAGTACTGTACATACTTTTTGTCATTACTCTGTACGAACTTGATGCTCATGCCACCCTTGCGAACACCCACAGGAATGATCGTACTAAGATTGGCATCACTAAGCAAAGCGTCCAATGAGGCATACGTGGCCAGAGTGCCACCAGTGGCATTGTACTCAGAAACGTCAAACACTTCTCCTATCTGTGACTTGGTAGCAAGGTGTACATATTGTGTGCCATCCCATCCATATTCAGAATACTTTGTTGCATCAACCTGGCTGTTAACACCATCATAGTTAGAGACACGATACACACAACCAACAGGATGCTCTGAAATATTAGCCAAGTCAGCATAAGTCGCTACGGTAATATAGGCATGCTGTGGGGCTACCATTTGGTTCAATTCCGTCTTATTGTATGTCTCAGACTTCGTGTAACGGTTAGAAAGAGCAGTATCAGTCTCTGCGTTGACCTGACTCTGCTTCCTTTTTTTATTGGTATCTAATACTTCATCTGCTACAACAGCAACTTTCTCCTGACTTGTAGAATGTATTCTACCTGCTATTTCAAATATATCAGCCATATCTTTTCAATTTTAAGCGTTAGCAATAGTAAATTTATAAGTGTATGTACCAGCACCTCTTGCATCATTATTCTTGTATGCTTTGTATCCAGCCCTAGTAGATTCTATCTGAGTAAACCCAAGACTTGTTTCGTAAGTACTCACAAGCTTAATACTTGTAAGATTGAAATTGTCAGGAACCTCAATGAATAAGTAATCACCATCAGCAGTAGTAATCTGTTTATTAAAAGAGCCTGCTGCATGAGGGCTAGTCTCTTCAACCATTGTAGTATCACCATAAGTAGCACCAGCACCAGTGTATATCTCATCCACAGCCTGTACATTAACAAAGTCATTTTCACTTTCGGGGTATCTCTTTGTAAGACCGCTTATCACAAACTCTGCATAGTACTGAATATTACCTCTTGTCGATGGCGTGACAGTATCTATAGCAGGAAGCATTCTATCACTGCCTGAAGAAATAGGATTCTCGATACCATTCTTGAATATCTTGATGCTTGAAGCACCTGTATCGCTGGTAGCAGTCACTGAGATGCTTCGTTGTACTCCCACAAATACAACAGTTGGAGATGCATAAAGATTGAGTGTTGCCCCGCCAGATACTATCTGGTCTATCTGATACTGCAAAGAGACAAAGTTGTCACCAGCCTTATGCACATTACCAATGGCTTCTGAAAGAGTCTTCTGGGTGATACCAACATCGTCAGAGTTCCCAAAGTCAACAGACAAAGAAGGCCCGTACTCATGCGTTGTGATGCGAGTCTGCAAGTCGTGGTCTAGTTTGTCCCACGACAAATCATGATCTTTTATCTTTTCATTGGTAACGTTCTGGTCTTTGATGTTACGGGTTTGCACGGCATCCGTGGCTATCTTACCTTTCTTTACAACATCATCCTCCAGCTCGTCACCAGTAATGCTTTCGTCAACAAGTTTTGAAGTCGTTACGGCACCTGGCGCTATTTTATCCGTAGTAACAGCCTCATTATCTATCTTAGCACTCGTCACAGCGCCATCGGCAATATGGATGGCCTTGATAGCCTGCCCGGCTATCTCAGGAGTCATCACGCGCATCTTTGTCTGGTGGTACTGCTGCGTATCGGCATCATACACCCATAGGTAGCCATAGGCATCTAACTTATAGACATGCAAAGCGGTGTCGAGCGCCTTCTCACTCTCTCGCTGCAGCTGGCCTGTCTTATTCAGAGCGACATCAAGCTTCTGCTCCAGCTCTATGATTTTTCGTGCTAATTGTTCAATCGTTGCCATAGTATATTATTGTGGTTGATTATTGAGATATATGGGTGTAGTCGGTCTGTATGTACGTCCACACACCTTCCTGCTTCTCGTAGTACACACCTTCGACGTTTTGCCAGTCAACATAGGTCAACAGCAGTTCTCCAACGGTTTCGTCCTTATAGGTTACAGTGTATGTGTGCTTCTGCGTGCCTGTAATCTTTACTACCATGTCGCCGTTGCGTAGTGCGTCCAGCTGTGCACCAGTCAGTGCGGTAATATCGGTTACCTCGATGACGGTTGGTGTGTTCTGTTTAAGAGCAAAACGCGACAAGATCTGCGCCAGTCTTTCACTCTCTGGCATACCCTGCAGCAGTGCATACACTTCTTTCTCAGAGTCGATAACTCTGTCGTTCTTTGTTCTGTCAGGACATGCGCCTGCGATACCATATACTCCGTTTTTCATAATGCCTTGTTTTTACATGTTCTTAAATCTGTCGGCTATTGCGCCTTCTTTCTTCCCTTCAAAGAAGATGCTGGCAGCACGGAAGATAACTTGCTGCTCAGCCTCACTGCGGATGCTACATACAATAGCGGGTAGAGTGGTAATTTCTTCTGTGACCGTGTTGATAACCTCAGGGGTGGCGATATACGCCAGCTCTGCGCTAGTGTGTGCATTATCTCCTGGCCACCAGACAATGACTTTTGCCCCTGTCTCGTCCAGGTCAAGCATGGCCTTGGGCTTGCTGGCGGTTGCACGGCTCCAGGCACTGCTCTGCATCTTTTCCTCGTCGCTGCCAGCCTCCATCAAGCTACGGATGATGCCTGCGGTGTTTGTTACGTCCAGATAGACAAAGCGGAGATAGTCATCTCCTACCTTATCATAGGCAAAACCTCTGGTGCTGTCTACAGTTCCTCCCAGTGCCTTGATGCTTCCGTCCAGCATATCTAGCGGCAACTCCAAAGACAACTGTATGGCGGCCTGCTGTACTGCCTGCCACAACTCATCATTGACATCGGTCTCAAAGCTGTCAGTGACTCCTGAGGGAACAATGTCATCAATGGCCTTACGTATCTTACCGATAATGTCTGTCTTGGTGATAACCATAGCTATAGCTCTTTATACTTGATAATGATGCCGTGCTCCTTGGCAACCTTGGCCAAAGCGGTGGGGTTGCGTACTTCAGCTTTCTTGATTTTCAGTTCCTTACAGATAGTCTCCCTGGCAACGGTATAGTTGTCAAAAACTCTCTCCTTGGGGTCTGCGTTGGTACTCACCGGCGTAGGTGCTGGTGTGGCAGCTGTTCCTGCCGTGGTTCCTGCTGCGGTGCCCGTAGCGGCAGCTGCGGGTTTCTTTACCACTCCCGTAGTGTCAACTGCGGGTTGTGCGCTCTTTACGGTGGTTTCCTGGATAACTCTTCTACGACTCAGTGGGTGTCTACGGATGACGTTGGCCACCTTCTCGTCACTGGTCATAAAGATAGCGACACCTGCCTGATTACGATTACCAAAGGATACCAGTCTGTTACGACCTCCTACGGATATGATGAATGACAGCTGTCGCTGCGCTGCAAATGTATATTCCATGCTTTGTTTGTTATAGTGTGTGTTGCGGTTCCATCGCAACAGCCATTAAAGAAAAAGCTCCCCTGCCTTGCTGTGGGCTTCAGGCAGGGGAGTTACGAAAGACATTTTTAAGCTGCCTGCAGCTCGTCCGTGATACCGTCTTCGACGTCAAACTCTGGACGGAAGACGCGGGCGTGGGCGTTGGGGAAGTACAGTGTCCAGCAAGAGAACTCCTCCATGACAACGGCGTTGGCGTTGCGGATGAAGAGCTTCTTCAGGTCGTACTCCTGGCGCTGCCAGTTACCGAAAATCCACTTCTCCAGATAGCGTGGGTCAAGCATAAATGCACAGCCACTCATACCCATGTAGTTGAAAGCATCATGACGGTAGATCATAATCTTGGTACCCATAGAGCTGAAGCTTTCAAAGTCGATACCCCAGTTCTGGTAGTTGCTCTCAGTCTGCATGATGATGCGACGCTTTGACTTCAGGTTGCTCAGGGCCTTGTAGATAAGGTTGTCAACGAACAACAGCTTGGTACGGCTACCATTACCAGCATCCTGGATGGCCATACGTACGAAGTCGTTCAGCTGCTCCTCAGTGATGACATACTCGTAAACAGTCTTGTCAACCATCTTGGCCTCTGGAGTAGCGTC